CGTAATCAAGAATGGCGATGGTTATCAGGCTACCATCTGCCTTTACAACCAGACCGACCCACTAGAACAGCCTGTATACACACACTTCGTAGCTGAGACACCCAAGTCAGCCATCGTAGGAGCACGCCTAAAGATGCTCGCATTGTTTGAGAAGGTACAGAGCCGAGCCATCAATATGCGTATCGAGGTAGGTGCTCTTCTCCTCAAACTAAACCCCAATGAGTACGGTGAAGAAGAGGTCACTAACGGATAAAGTCCTGGACCTCATTGGTGCAGCTCAGGCTGTAGATGATGTCCAGCAGAATATCATACCTTTGTCCTTCCAGAGGTTCAAGCGGAGCTTTCCTGGCATCCAGAGAGGGACGTATCACCTGATTACGGCTTACTCAAATGGAGGTAAATCACAGTTTACCTGTGCCTACTTCCTTTTTGAGCCCATCCTCAAGGCGTTCTACTCTGGTGGGCGTACCAAGGTCAATGTCATAGCATTTCCTCTTGAGGAGACGCAAGAGGATATTATGCTGAGGTTCATCAGCTACCTACTCTATCGTAACATCAAGAAGATCGTCCCTAAGTCGGTCCTCAAGGGTACTCACCCTGAGAAGAAGATCGATGAGGAGACGAAGAAGTATATGGAGACAAGGGACTTTCAGTCCTTCCTCAGATACTTTGAGTCTTGTATGTACTTCAGCACGGCTGATACGATGGAGGGGATAGAGTATGATGTAGACAGATACGCCGATATGCACGGCACCATAGAATATGAGGAGAAGGAAGAGACGGATGAAGTGACCGGGGTAATCACCACCACCAAGGTACCCGAGTCTTACAAGATTGCAGACGACAACAAGTACGTGATCATCTGGATCGACCACCTCTCTCTAATCACGCCAAGCAAGGGTGAGTCCCTCAAGGCCTCTATGGACCGACTGAGCAAGTATCTCAAGAAGAAGGCAGCCAACTTCTACAAGTTCATACCTGTGGTAGTACAGCAGCAATCAGGTGAGAACGAGACCCAGGAAGCTGTCAAGGCTAAGCGTACTCGACCTACACGCTCAGGTCTAGCTGACACTAAGTACACATATAGGGATGCTGATGTTATGATGGGGATCTACTCACCAGCTGTACACGATATCCCTCAGTACGCAGGGTATGATATCAAGAAGTACAGAGATAACATCAGATTTCTATCAATCGAAAAGAACAGGGACGGAGAGGTTGGAAGTACGATCGGACTTATTTTCTGTGGAGCGATGGCCTTCTTCAAGGAGGCTAAGAAGCCGGAAGGTGAGGCTGGATCTGTAGCTGACGACCTCAAACTAATAGAAACATTTCGTAAGTAATAAGCATGGCAAAAGCAATCATTGTCGCTGGTAAGACTGGTACAGGTAAGTCTTACTCGATGCGCAACCTCAGGCCTGAGGAGACGCTGATCATCAACGTCGTGCCATTGAAGGATATCCCCTTCCGTGGCTATAAGAAGAAGTTCAACACGCAGAACCGCAACTTCGTAGAGACTGATGACTACCATCAGATCATGAAGTTCATCGCCTCTACCAAGGCTGATGGTCCTCTCAAGCACATCAAGACCGTCGTCATCGATGATACGATCTACCTGATGCGTAACGAGAGCTTCAACACTATCCGAGCTGGAGAGAAGGGCTACGACAAGTTCAACCGCATGGCAGCGAACTTCCAGGAGCTACTCTACTTCCTCTCTAAGCAGCGTGCGGACCTACAGGTAGTCCTGATGATGCACGTCGAGAAGGACGACGACACCACACTGGAATTCCCAGAGTACAAGCTCTCCTCAGTAGGTAAGCTGGTAGACAAGCAGTCTAACCCGCTGGAGCTTGTCACCGTCACCCTCTTCACAGACGTAGAGTTTGATGATGAGGAAGACGAACCTATCTACCGCTTCATCACTCGCAGGACTAAGCGACATGGCTTCACCATCCCAGCTAAGTCACCTGTAGGTATGTTTGAGGAGAGGTACATCGATAACGACCTTCAGAAAGTCCTAGACATCTCACGTGAGTACTATGAGGAAGAAGGGACTATGGTAGAGCCTCCTAAGAAAGAAGAAAAGCCCTCTGCAGCTAAGCCAGCCAAGCCTGCCGCAGAGATCAAGTAATAACCATTAACAATTATAAGCATGGCATCAAGAACAGAAGTAACAGCAATGCGCTGGATCCTCAAGGTCATCGAAGACTACAACGCTAAGGTAGCCGGTCTTGAGGAGAAGAAAACAGTAGTAGCATCTAAGTGCGAGGAAGAAGCTCAGCGTGCAGCACAGCGCGCGGCAGAGGCTGTACGAGCTCGCTACGCCAAGAAGCTAGAGGCTATGGGTGTAGAGGAGGAATCCTACAAGACACTCATTGAACTCAACGCTGAGCACCTCAAGAAGCTCACCGGTGGTCTCAGCCCCAAGGAGTTTGCTGACCTCAGCCACGACGAACAGATGAAGATCGTAGTCGTCATCCCCAGTGAAGAGGACCAGGAGGAAGCTGAGGACGAACAGCCAGACCTCGAAGAACCTGAGGAAGACGAGGCACCAGATCTCGACCCTGAGGAAGAGGACGACAATGACACCGTCCCAGTAGAGGATGCTGACACCACGGAGTTCGTCCATCCCGCAAGCTATGATCATGAGGAAGAGAAGAAAGATCCCTTCTCCTCATCGATCGATGACCTACCCTTCAACTAATCAAGAATCATTCTAACTAAGATAACAAGACAAGTATTATGGCATTTGCAAAAGGCGAAAACAATCAGTCGCTATCTCTCAACTCAGAAGCACGTGACGTGTATGTAGGTATCGCACCTGTACGTATCACAGCAGTCAACCCTACCAATGCTGAGCTCAGCGAGATCCTCGGTCGTAAGATCGAACGTGACGAGCCTAAGTACTCAGGTACCGCAGAGTACAAGGATGAGCAGGGCAACGTACAGCGAACCGTAGACTATGTAGACATCGTCTTCCACGTAGAGACTCTTGAGGAGATGGCCGATGGGCGTAAGCTCAACTCTTCCATCCGCTTCCGTCTCTATAAGGAGTTCTTCCAGTCTAAGGGCGACAACGGTAAGCCTATCCGCTATCAGGTAATCGATAAGTATGGTAACACCGCATGGGCTACGGCTGAGCAGGTAGAGGCTAAGCAGGAGGTCGTGTATGACAGCGGCTTCAAGGCTCGCATCTTCCCTGGCTTCCGCCGTGCTGTACGTGGTGAGGAAGATCTCGTGAAGTTCATCCGCACGTTCCTGCAGATCCCTGAGACGCATCAGTACGACAGCAACACGAAGCAGTGGCTCCCCATCGCCAACCTTCAGGAGGCAGAGTGCTGCATCGATGATATCAAGAGCCTCCTCGCTGGTAAGATGAAGGAGCTCAAGGGTATCGTGAAGGTCGGTGAGCTTCGTGCTATCAAGCTGATGTTCACGGCTCGACAGGATAAGGATAACCCATCGGTATTCTACCAGTCGGTCTACAATCGTCTCTTCTTCACGTCCTATGCTAAGGCTACCTACATCAACAAGCAGGTAGCTAAGCACATCGATGAGCTCGCTGCCTTCGGTGGATCTATCAAGGATCAGTTCTCTACGGACGCTATCGCACCCTTCGCAGCTAACACGATCTCTACGTTCGCTACCACGCCTAAGAACGTAGGTGCAGCTACAGCAAGCAGTGCTGAGCTCTCCGGGGATGATGATCCCTTCGGTAGTGCTAGCAACGCTGATCCCCTCGCAGGAGGAGCAACAACTGGTGATGACGATCCCTTCGCTAATGAACCAGCTCCGTTCTAATGGCGTTTGGACTGGGAACAGCAGATGGTGACCGGTTCATAGATGAAGCTCGGGACCTCGCCATGCTCAAGGAATACCTTGGCGTGGAGAGGATCCCCTGCCTCATCAGATCTCCGATGAGACTAGATAGAGGTGCCTCCTTCTCGATCTTCAAAGGTCGAAAGGGAGGCATTCTTTATAAGGATCATGGGACCGGCGAATCAGGGTCTGTGTTAAAATTGATATCTTTGCTCACAGGCGAGACAAGAGCCAAGCTCATCGAGGACTTCGGGAACAAGACTATCAAGAATCACAACAGGTTACAGATGGAGGTTGTAGATCAGATCATAGACATATCAGTCACTACGCGCGAGTTCAGTGCGGTGGATGAGAAGTATTGGTCTGCCTATGGTATCACCACTAAGGACCTTGCGGAGTTCGGTGTGTATGCTGTCAAGACTATCAGTATCAACAGAGGCAGTGGATATAAGACCTTCCCAGCGGAGGTGCTATCCTATGCCTATGTAGAGAATAAGGACGGACGTATGCACATCAAGGTCTACCAGCCGAAGAGTCAAAAGCTCAAGTGGCTATCTAACACCGATGCCTCAGTGTGGAACCTGTGGACTCTCCTGCCTCCTCAGGGGAAGAGACTCATCATTACATCATCTAGGAAGGACGCTATGTGCCTGTGGAAAACCTTAGGTATACCAGCTACAGCTATGCAGTCTGAAGGCACCAAGCCCAACCACAAGGTGATGATGGATCTCTTTAAGCGCTTTGAGGAGGTGTACCTATTGTACGATAACGACTTCGAGTCTAGCGTCAACAACGGACAGCACTACGCTGCGGTGTTACGTGAGAAATATCCTAAGCTAATTAACCTGGTCCTACCCAAGGACTATGGATGTAAGGACCCATCAGATCTTGCAGAGGCCTATGGGGTGGATGTTATGGCCGAGGTTGTGCTGACACTAATGTATCATGACGGGAAACAAGAAGATCAGGGGAGCCTCCTGGACGGAGTACAAGGGGCTCAAATTCCGTTCTAAGCTAGAAGAGCGGTTCTTCAAGGTATGTGAGAACCACGGACTCAATGTTATCCACGAGCCGAAGAAGATGACGCTCATGGATAAGTTCGAGCCCAAGAAGGTGAACTTCCACTCATCGATGTACAAGATCGTGAATATGGTAAGGGCCATCACCTACATGCCTGATTTCGTGTATATGACGAAGACCCAGCTGCACATCATAGAGTGTAAGGGCTTCGCCAATGACGTTTACCCTGTCAAGAGGAAGCTCATACTACAATACCTAGAACAGCTCAATACAGATCTCGAGATTCACTTCTGGGAGATCAAGACAGTCAAAGACATCAAAGAATTTATAGAACATACTAAGAATGAGTAACCATCCAGACTTTAGAGACCTTGCTTGGGACGTGAGCGAGGAAGTCTATCGTGCGGATCCAGCCTTGTCGTATAGTAAGATCTCTCGCTTCCTCAGGGAAGGTATAGGAAAGATCGATAACCTCGACGACAAGGTCACATCTGCATCCTTGACCTTCGGGTCATTGGTAGACTGCCTCTTCACAGCGCCTGAGGAATTTCCTGAGCGGTACGTAGTAGCCAATGAGGACAACGTGCCATCAGGGAAATTGAAGGACGTGATAGACCTTCTCCTTTCCTCAACCACTTATGCAAAGGTGGTAGAAGTACCTGAGGAAGAGATACACAGGGCCTGCATTGAGTGTAAGTACTACATCGATGATAGGTACAAGTCCTCACGACTGAAGAACGTACACGGCTGTGCTGAGTACTTTAACGCTGTGAGGAAGACACAGGGGAAGAACATCATCACCCAGGACCAGCTAGACAAGGCTATGGCCTGCGTCAATGCCCTACGAGCTAATACAGGTGTATCAAAGCTCCTAGAGGTACCTGTATTCGATGGTGAGATCTTCTACCAGCAGAAGTTCACAGCTAAGATGGGCCGTGTAGGATTGCGCTGTATGGCAGATATCATCACTGTGGACCACGCTAAGAAGCTGGTGAGGATTATAGACCTCAAGACAACCAGCAAGGTCGAGGATGATTTCCCAGAGTCCGTTATCGAGTGGAACTACGGCATCCAGGCCCAGATGTACTATGACATCATCAGGGCTAGGATGAATCAGCACGAGCAGTTCAAGGACTACGAGCTTGACGACTTCCACTTTATCGTGGTGCGTAACAACGGCACACCACGACCTCTAGCATTCAAGTTTGATCAGACCAAGGGCGGCAAGGTTGGCTATACCATAGGAGACCACAGCGTACCATCGTGGCGTAAGGTGGCCGTAGAGCTTGAATACTACCTCTCCTCAGGCGTTAGACACTACAAGGAGATCAACGCCGAGGAAGTGAACTCTATTGAGAACGTCTATGCGAAGAGGCTATAAAGCATCCACCGTTGTGATGACGGCAGAGAAAGGTCCTATACCATTGAGGGACACTAACGGTTGCACTTTCCTCACTGAGGAGGGGCTACGTAGAGGGCGCATCATGTATGGGGAGCCTACACGACTCAAGACTTGCTCTTATGTACCTATCCCAATGTTGGGATCAGTCCAGACACCTGTGGCAGTGATGCCTGAAGAGATTGAGGAAAGGCATGATGGTCTTTTCCTTCCTTCTTTTTCTGTTGCTCTTCCTCTCTCTCACATTATGATTGAGAGAGAATCTGAGAGGGAATGGTTTGCCTATGGTGTTTTGGTTGGGGTACACAGGCGTGAGGAAAGGATGATGACAGACACACTAACCATCTTTGATGAGCGAGCCTTCAGCAAGTTGCAGAAGAGTGCGCTACTCTACATCAAGGAAGGCCAGAGAGGCTTCCGTGTCCTTAATACCATAGCGGTATCCAATAGGGGCGATGTAATCAACAGCAGTCAGGTATCAGTTAAGCATAAGGTTGCGTACTTGCGAGGCCTGATGTCCGGACTGACTAAGGAGATCACTAATACCTATAACGATCACGCAGTCATATACAGGATGGCCGATATGTCCGACGAGGAGATCAGGATGTCTTGTGTATCTGGCATGTGGTATATAGGGCACGGTCCTTTCGGGCCTAAGTTCATCCCGAGACTACAGGAGAATGACCTTGCGGTCAAGAGGATCCTGGAGGATAGGGAATGGGACAATGTGTGTAACGTGTACTTCCCGGGTACAGATGAGCCCATAAAATTTGCCGCGCGCAACGGTATTGCTTTACGGTCTATGTCAAAAGAAGACGCATTCAGGGAATAGGAAAAGGGGGATCAGCTGCAACTGGTCCCCCTTACTACCCCTATATAGTACAATCAAAGAAAGAATAGAAATACTAAGAACAAAACAAATATAAGCGCAATGAAAACGATCCGCAATTTTATCTTCACTCGCGAGAAGAAGGCTATTACCAGCATCACACGCAAGTACGAGCAGCGTACCATCCTTGATCTCAAGGTCTCAAATATCAAGGTCACAGGCTTTCTCTATGAGGAAGAGACAGTATGGTTCGGTGGTCTCTTCTCCTCACGCCACTTCCGCAAGGAGATCGTGAGTAACCTGCCAGCCTCAGTAGCCCTGGGTATGGAGCGTATGGGCTATGAGATGCTCATCGGGGATATTGAGAACGAGCTGGATGAGGAAGCCTTCAAGTACCTGAAGAAGGGCTATGTGCGAGAACCCTACGACAAGCCTGAGGCTAAGGGCCACGAGGGCTTCCACGTAGAAGCATGCTAACAACGAATAATAAGCAACGATTATGACTATCAGAGAACAGATTTACGAATCCAAGGTACGAGTAACAACAAGTAAGCGGTACCTTGAAGATCCCAACGAGAGAGGTCTTGAGATCCTACTCAAGGACTTAGACTACTGGGATGATGTTGAGGACCTCCTGGAAGAGTATTATGGGGATGATGAGGAAGGAGAGCTGGAGGTTAAGATCCTTGAGGTAGAGGGCATCGACGATGACCGCATCTACAAGGAAGGTAGCAACGAGATCGATGGATCCTTCTTCGCGACTAAGGATGCGTTTGATGAGCTTGACGAAGACCTGCACGAAGCCTTTGAGGCTTACATCTGCAACTATCATTTCAATCCTTGGAGTACGGACTCACACGATGTATCGAAGTTCGAGGAGCGATACAAAGGTCAGTACTACGGAGAGGAGGACTTTGCAGAGGAACTAATGAATGAGTGCTATAGAGAGGAGATTGAGCAAGTGGAAAATATCTCACCCTACTTCAGCTTTGACCTAGACGCATTCAAAAGAGACCTCTTCATCAGTGACTATACATACGTTGACAACGAAGTGATCGGCAAGCCAGGCTTCGTATTTTCAGACTACTAATATGGAAGGCGGATTAAGACGCGCGCGACTCTACGTCACGACACAGCTCATTGCTATGCGCAATGACGACACGAAAAAGTACAGCATCGGTAAGTGGACTACCCCAGGTAACTATGACTCTGTAGAGGAGTATATGGCTGCCTGCAAGGCCCTCTTCCCTAAGGAGAGGAATCCTGATATCCTCTTCCTCAAGACCTCTAACTTTCCTCAAGGACTTATCTGCGAGGGAAGACTATCTCAGGCCTTCTACAAGGTCCACAGAGACCTTCTTGAGGAAGAGCTGGAGGATTATCTCATCTGGGAGGAATGGGCCAACAGAGGCTGCAAGAGAGGCCCAGGGAAGCCTTATGACTGGCCTATGTATGTCTGCGAGCCTGCACTCTTCAGGATGCAGCTGGTCGGCAAGGGATATGAAACACTTGAAGACTTCATCCATGGCAACAAGCGCTGGATGGATCATCGCTTTCCTCAATTCCAATTCCTACCGTCAGAAGCTATGGCTGAGGAAGAGGCAGTGAAAGCATGCTATGAGGCCTACAAGGGTAGGATATTCCTCAAACAACTAGATGTGCCAATTGATATTAAGTAAAGAATATGGGAGTAACAATGACAGATGGACCGCACTACTATAATGGTGCGAAGTTCATAGTGCGTATGGATGTAGGCTACGAAGTATGCTGTTCAGAAGGCAACTTCAAGGATGCAACAATAAACGCTAAGATAGAGTACAGCAAAACAGCAGAGGAGTTAAAGGCCTTAGCTGACCAAGGAGACATGAGCTGGTGTCCTGTAGAGGGAGCTAAGAGCTGGGAGGATTGTCAAGTCATCCTTGTCAAGATGGTCCAAGAGAACCTAGTAAACTTCTACAACGAGGCTGATGGTCTTAGGGCTGAGGACGCAAGAACCTTCGTATCAACAGTGACAGAAGAGTACTCAGACGAGAGCACTATCTTCTACCACGCCTCATACGACAGAGAGACAGAGGTGATAGATATCTTCGCTGGAGGAGACGAGATCACTGCAGACCTGTTTGATGAGGATATGGTAGATGATCACATCATCATCACAAAAGAATCATTCAAGAAGGAACAATAATGGACAAGAACGAAACGGAAGAGCTTGTAATAGCAAAGATCTGGCTAAGCGTTACGTCAGAAGGCATAGCCGACGTGTGGAACAATAACTATGAGGAGTTTAAGGAGCAATACTATGGATGCTTCAAGACCCTTGAGGACTACGCACAGCACATCATTGAGGAGTGGGATAGGTCTAATTTCATCCCATTCCAGATCAGCGGTAGAATCAAGCCTAGCGACCTACTTCTCGATGAGTACTATATGAGCGAGGTCTCTGTATTCAAGGGACCTAGCCAAGATGATCCTGATGAGGAGGCGGTATATATCTTCCACACCCAGGAGTACACAGACAGACTGGACAACTAACACAGAAAAGGAAATGATCAAGACAGGATTAGATTTAGTCCTCAAGCCTCTACACTGGGAGAAGAAGGACAACAAGAAGGGATATACAGGGCTCCTTATAATTAGAGCATTGAATGTACAGCTAGCCCCAGAAGTATATTCATATTATCAGATAGAAAGACAGAGCAACACTGGCATACACTATCTGAGTGTAGTAGTCGAAAACAATGGAGATGAGGAAGAGTTTTACCTGGGGGTGAACTCAATGGATATGGAAGAGCTAATGAGTATAGCAGAGAAGGATCGAGTAAAGAATCTGGATGCTCTTATCAAGCATACGATAAGCCCAGCTGACATATCGAAGACTTTGATGCCACCATTAAAGTGGAAAGATGTAGAGATAACAACTCGATATGGGAACAAGTCCTGTATCTACGCAAAGATCCTTAGTCTGAGTGAAGATGGAGAGCTTTACTTCCTGATCACTCAAATGGATGATACTAAGTTATACTTGGAAATCAAGGCTAACCTAGATTCTGAGGATACGATCAAGGAGTATCTATACTCATCTTATGATGTAGATGATGTCAAGGCCTATGCTGAGAAGTACAGGATGGACAAGATCGCCAATAGTCTTCTTAACTAATAACACCTGAGGAAGGGAGAGTAGGTGGAAACATCTTTCTCTCTTCCTCAACCACTATAACCAAGATGGAACAAGAAAGAGAAATACTATTTGGCGGGTACAACGCCAGGAATGAGTGGGTCACTGGATCAGCCTGCCATGACGATGACAACAGAGGATGGATGATCCTAGGTCCATACATGAGTGAGGAAACAAGTGCAACACACGTAGCCTACGTCTACCAATACACAGGTATAGACCTCAAAGGCAAGCTCATCTTTGAGAAGTGCAGGATAGTAGGTGGCTATCAATGGATGGATAGAGACGGTACAGCGATGTCTAGAGAGGTAGATGATGTCGTAGTATTCTCTAGAGGATGCTGGGTGCTTGAGAGTACAGGTGAGAGCCTATACGAGCTACTTGACAATGACCAACTATACTGGGATGCAGAAGTACTGATGCCAAAAGAATGAAAGAGATAGAACAAAACATGAGATTTGACGGTGAGCTTCTCACTGTCAAGGACGATACCGGCACTACCTCCGTGCCGGTAGAGAAGCACGGAGACTTCTACTACCTACCGAAGAGGTACCTGTATGGATTCTGTGTAGCTATAAGTCATGATGCGATATACTACTGCAGAGATTCTAGGGTAATGTCACAGGATAAACTAACCGCTGAGAACCTGAGAAACGCCAAGGAGTCTCTATTAGCCAAGATCATGACCACTATAGCAGAGAAATTACTAAGCTAAACAACAAGACAACTATGTATACAGATCGAAAATTCCAAGCCTACCCCGACGCTAAGGTGTATGTAGTGCCATGCGAAGAGTTTCAGAAGATGAACCTCAACGACACCGAGATTAAGCACACGTGTGGCCAGTGGGTAAACCTATGGGAATGGACAAGCATTGAAGCATTCCACAACCACTGCGCTCTACTACACTACGGATATGAGCGAATACCACCACGGATCATTGCCACTAGCGATATGCCAGCGTTCTTCATGAAGAACTTCAAGCTGCGACCTGAGTTCTTCGAGATCAACCAGAACCTCTCAAGTTGCCAAGCCAAGGCATACGAGTTCTGGGTAGAGGCTCAGATGGAGCACTTCAAGGGGGATGAGGAGAAGGTCAGACTAGATATCGATTCCTTCTGGTATAACCATCTGGGATCCTATGATGACGTAGAGGACTTCGCAGACTCGGTAGAGTCGGATCCAGTGCGATACGAACTTGACGTGGATGTCACTGGGATGACCAAGGAGGAGATGCTCGCCTCAGAAGAGTTCATGAGTTGCTTCATCTACGGAGGAGAGTACAACTACTTCTTCAAGAAGCCTAACTGGTAAGAAAACAAGAAACGACATGGTGCTTTATATAGCAAACGGTAGAGATCAAGCAGGTAAACTTACAGATAAATTCATCATAGCTTCCTGCAATGAACTTACAAATGGAGATATTCTCAATGAGTTGAATGAGTATTACAGATACACCTTAAAGAAAATCAATCACGTAGGGGTAGAGAAGATAGGCCTAACACCAAGAAACCTAGCAGTATTCCCTAGTAGTGGTCGTAATCTATACCTTGTGGTCTTTAGTGATGGGGATGCGCCAGCACACCTTGTAACACGAGCCGATACTTCGATGAACGCTATGGACATCATAGAGAGAGTGTACATCAAAGAGAACAGGCTTGACGGCTATAAAGTCATCAAGGTGTCACGACTCTTGAACATAGAGGACATCATAATAAGCACTAAGTAAACGCTCGCTACTATACTAACTATAAATATATATACAGAAGAAGGGGAAGGTGCTGATTATCAGTGCTTTCCCCTTTTTTTTATTATACAGCGCTGTATAAAGAATCTGAATTTAGTATACAGCATTGTATAAAATCCAAATACTTTCATTACCTTTGCAGTACAGAACGATAACAACAGATAGATATGGCAACTCCAAGATGTCCATTCGCCATGGACTTAGCCCTTGAGGCAGAATTTCAGAACAGGTATAGGTACACCACACAGAAGGATCTCCACGTTGTAACAGGCGAAGGAGAGATGACTGACGTGGACTTAGCCGTAAGACAGAAGGAGATGGTAGATGTCTCACAGCATGTACGTGTCTACCCTAAGGGCTTTCAGGTGATGTCCAGGCTATCACCATCAGCACTCATCATCTTCGCAAGACTATCTCAGGGTCTTGATGAGGAGAACTGTGTAGTGCTCGACGCAAAGGTTATTTCTGAGGAAGAGGGTATTGCTCTTAACTCTGTGTATCGTGGCTTGCGTGAGCTGATTGAGAAGTCTGTGGTTTCTCGCCGGCAGATACGCCGTTACTGGGTTAATCCTCTTTTTATGTCCCGAGTTAACCGAGTACGGCTTTATCAGGCTTATATGCGTGACGTGGTGGATCCCATTGAGGAAGCCACGAATATCTCTCTTGAGGAAGAGGTAGGCATTGTACCGACCTTTGAGGAAGAGCCTAAGGATGCTATCGTTGTTGCTCTTATTCCTCAGGAGCTTGTACCGCAGAGTATTGACGTGCAGGTTATCAATACTAACGAGAATGGCTATACGTATGTAGCTACTACGGAGCAGGCCTTGAAAGGTTCCCCGACCCTTAGCGCTTCTATACGCCCTTACCGTTTAGATAGGAAACGTTACGACCTTATGCCTTCTTCTCTTCCTCAACCGGCATCATCAGTTAAACCCCATATAGTAGAATCATGATCATCTTAGAACCATCAGTCTCCCTGTACGAGTGTGGAGACGATTTAGAGGCCCATATCGCACGATGTGCGAGCGTGTGCTACGATTCCTCACCGAAGGATAATAAGCGCCTCTGCGAGCATTTGTGGCGCTCTGGGCATAGGTCTATGTTCCGTCACACCACCAGGTACTACATGATACCACCGGAGCATGCACATGTAGCCTCACGCCTTAGTCAGTTCACGCACGTCGTCTTTGAACATGTCGATATGAGAACTAGCCCAGGACACGCCTTTGGTGATCCTGGCGTAATAGCCTATGTAGCCAGCAATGGTCAGGCTTATGAGGAGAACGACAAGGAGTACCTACGTGAGGAATGGAGGGTCCCTGCAGAGAAAGCACCTGAGTCTATCCGCAGGTACACCATAGAGTGCGTCACCTCTATCGATATCTCGCGAGAGCTGAACAGGGTGTCGCCTAATGCTATAGCAGAGAGCAGCACGAGGTTAATAATCTACGGCACGAAGAAACGTCCAGACCTACCTATCCTCAAGACAGTGTTTGCCGATGAGGACCCTGAGCGCTGGGAGGATAGCCTGAGGAAGTTCAATATAGACGAAGAGTACTACTTCTCTCTCCTCAAGAAAGGATACCCAGTGGATTACGCCAGGAAGCACCTCCCACTAGGTACGGCAACGAAGGTTGTCTACACTTACACCAGGCGAGAGTGGGACGAGATCTTCCGAAAGCGTGTTGATGGAGAGACCGGGGAGCCACACGCAGATGCTAAGGATGTGATGACCAAGGCAAGGGATCTCCTGGATAAGCAGTAACTTAGGGGTGCGTACTTTCGGGTGCGTACCCCTTCTTTTTGGGATAGAATCACATATAATATAGACTATGCATTGTAGAATACTAAGCCCCAACACGTTCGACAAGATCAAGGAGCTGATCAAGAAGTCCGTACATGATGGGCAAGAAGGTATGAGTCCAATAAAGCACCTGACTGACAAAGTAGAGAAGGTACAGGCGCTTATTGCTTATACCGAGATAACGCAAGGATATGAGTTCACCGACGAGCAGCTAACCAAACCAAGTACAATCAAGATTCTTGAGGCGAAGTACTCAGAGCTTGCTGCCAATGACAATACTGAGCAGGCAAGCAAAGTCCTGGAGAAGATAGGAGAGATGAAGCCCGATGGTAGACCTATCCAGGATACCGAAGGATATAAGGGTGTTATGTCCTTTGTACCTCACAGGATCAAGAACGCTATCGAGAAGGAGTCTTACAGCTTTCTTGACCAGGATGCCATAGGCAAGGTCAACGACCTCAATGCCGCGATCATCGTAGAGATGCTGGAAAGAATCCATAAAAAGATCGCGAGGTACGCCATAGATGGGACGGACGTAAAGAATAACATCTACAATGTTGGTAGAATCATACAGTCCGGCTTTAAGGGATATCGTAAGTCTGATGGAAGCATCGATACTGGTGCGGTCCTCAATGAGCTTGTGAAGAAGGGACAGAATGAGAAGGTTAGCCCAGATGCTATAGGAAGGATCAAGGAGGAGTTCATCGATGTAGCCACAGAAATGGTACACGAGGCTATGGAAGCCAAGATGTCTATCGTCGATGTGGTACAGAGTATGGCTGGTAATGGCCAGATTCGCATGCTGTCCATAGCCGAGCGTAATGCGCTGGGGGTAGTGGGCTCTACCATATACTCCCTCATCGCTAGTGAGGCCAAGAATATGGTAGATAAGGGAGTGAGGGTACTACGCAATGCATCGGTCCTCGGATATAGACAGAACCCCGATGCATCAGCCCAGGCTATCAAGTATAGGCAAGAGAGGAGGAAAGGTAGGCTCCTTGAAGATATCGTCAAGGGAGTCGTCTCTTCTCTCCTCAAGAACGACAGTGGCTTCCTCTACGATTACAAGAGCAAGGAGGCTAAGGAAAAGCTCTATGAGGCCACCAAGAAGGCCGTAGAGAACCGTATAGGCAGGGCTAACAGTATGGCCAAGGAGGTAATCATCAGCAGGGCTATAAGGAATGTGGGGCTTGAGTCTAAGACAGACTTTGCCATAGCCCTTAGGCAGGGTATCAAGTTCGAATACAGGTCTAATAACAGCCTGAACAGGACTAAGCTCGAAGAACAGATCGCAGATGTCATCAGCAAGCAGAACGATCATGAGATCACCAATGCCAAGGACGAGATCATCGAGGCTATCGCAACCGCCTATGGTGTTGTGATGAGCGAGAAGGATATCCTTCAAGGTCTCAGCACCGACATCACAGAAGACGAGAGGATGTTCCATCTTGCTACACGCAAGGCTGTGAAGGCAGTCCTAGGATCGACTGTAGCCTTGCAGAAGATGGAGGAAGCAGAAGGCCTTGAGGATGCTGATGATGTAGAGGATGATGATGACAGTCCATACGTAGGCGACCTCTTTGATGGACTCTACGAGGACGAGGGAGACCAGGCGGAAGATTCTGAGGAGACAGGCAGTTCTGAGGAAGGAGGAGACTCTGGCGAGGACATCAGATTCATGGATGCCGAGGAGAAGAGCGTCATGTCTACCGTGACACCTGCAGTGAGGGCTATGTTCTCCGTCATTGAGGATATCGACCTTGATGGCAAGCCTGTGACTGACACCTTCGGGTACACCAAGTTCAAGCCACTTGGTGAGACCTTCAACACCCTGGCCTCAACTATGGTAGGTATCGAGAACAGCGAAGAGATGCTGGAGCGCCTTGAGACCCTTGAGGTCGTAGAGCCATGGGTAAAACAGCTGCGCCCATACATCGACTACAGGTCAAAGTCAGGACCAAAGCGTAAGAGGATGAAAGCCTTGGCCTCACAGCTCTTCTCAGCTATCAACAAGATCAGGATAACTTATGCCGTTCAGGGTAAGAATGGGCTTGTATACGGAACTGACAGGTCATCCAACGTTGATGTCATCAGCCAATGGGGAAGCAAGTTCACGGAGGTCTTTGGGCAGGATGGACTCACCCTATCAAGCAAGGAGATCCAAGACATTAGCGACGAGGTGGGAGCCTCAATAGCAGAGATCGTCAAGTTAGATGTTCTGAAAAGAAATGGTGTAAACATCTCTCTTGGTGAAGCAGAACGACTTATCTATCTACAAGAGCGAACATCACAACTACTACAGAGGCTAGGCATCTTTGTAGAACCGCAGATGCTGTCTATCTCTTGGACTAAAGCTGCGCAAAGACTAAGAGGTTTTAACGACTCAGCGAGCTCGATTGCTCCAATTGCGGAAAGTGTCAAGAAGCAATCATACGATATCCTGTATACGCTAAAGTCCTCGATAGAGGCCTATGCAAGCCACTTGAAGGGGCTAGCTGATGAGATGGCTGATGGTAAGAGGTTTACGCTGAAGTCACCTATGACCTTTGTCACAGATCCAAGGTATTCAAGAATCTACAACAGCTTATCACAAATAAGTGCTGCATTCTACACTGGTAAACTGAGCTATGACACCACAGGCACAAGAGTCGAAGGGCTGCTATTTGCGTCTAATCTCGCACCATCATATAGAGATACGATCTTCCAGGAGTTGCAGGTTAGAGGAAATAACCCGCTGGGAATAGTGCAGAAGACGATTCGTGAGGAGTACCGCGATAAGGATGAGATCTTTAGAAGGCAGGTCCCCGGTGAGAGGTACGAGAAGTACACCACGGCCAATGCCATCCTTAACGACGCTTATGAAGAGTGGAAAACCAACACTGGTAAACTATCGAGAAAGCGAGTCGTCGTCCACAATGGTCGCAAGATGCAAAAATGGGATAATAGTGAGCTTGCTGAGCTCTACTACAACTCACAGAGAGACCGTGATAGTAAGTACTACTGGACGCATCTACCTGTAGCCGCTGAAGCATCGACTCTTGAGTTCATCAAGGTGAGGAGGCTCGATCCTATGGAAGGCAAGGATAGGACCTATGCGATAGACCACCTCACCATGCTTGCATACAATGAGGCAAGGCGAGCTCAGCATGTTATCTATGATAAGGATAATATAAAAATCGGGAAGCGCAACGACTCGGGTAGTTCGTTTGTCTTCATGCCAGGTCTCAATGACTACAAGACAACAATCGATGGGGTGGAGTATAACATCATGCGTGCTCTGGTAGACACTAAGATGACCCCGGCCGAGAGAGAGTTGTTCATCAATACCTATAAGAGAGATAGAAAGGCTGATCTTGAGCTTTACCAGATAGATGTTAAGGATATCTATGAGCTCCTGAGGGCTGAGGTAGAGATACAGTTCCGCAAAGATGTAAAGGCTGAAGCTGAGTTCTGGGCGAAGGAGACTATAAATCCCAAGAGTAATGATCAAGAGAGATACGAACTGGCTTTCAATGGTATCTTCTGGAGGATCCAGGTGAGCAACCTTCTCTATGGTGATAAGGCTGTACTGGGTAGTGTGGTCAATGAGGTTAAGCGAGCCAAGCAGGCGCAGAGTAACATTCAAAGGCTTGATATGGAGAAGGGTGCCATCAGACGCACTGTAGTCATCAGTGACCGTATGGTTGATAGGCTGACTAAGGAGATCAAGGCTATCCTCGATAAGAAGAAAGAGCTAGGGCTTATCACCCAGGCCGGATATGACGCTTCACTCAAGGCTTACAGTAAGATCACAGCTACTGACGGTCAGGCTTGGCTGTCACCTACTGGATATAAGCGCGTCCTTGAAGGTATGGGCCAGGGTTATACTGATGGCGCTATTGAAGCTCTTGAGGAGATGGCTAATGCTATCAAGGAAGGTCGTGAGCCTGACTATAGCAAGATCAAGGACCACCGCTTCAACGTCATCAAGAGCCTGTATTACGGCTCTACGCATGTCACAGAGGGTGATGGGGAGAACAAGAGGGATAATAAGGTCATTCAGCAGTACAAGCACTCTGAGGCTCTCCTCACAGGCCTTAATGAGGAAGGCGTATCGTCTCCCTTCCTCAATGCGCTTGTGAAGTTCATGGAAGAGAATCAGATCGACGCTATTGAGTACAACAGTGCCTCTAAGGTGGGTAACTATGAGACTGTCGATCTTGGCGAATCTAACATTAAGCCCATCAAGTACAAGATTGACAGCCGTAGGACGGTGACTTCATCTACCACTGAAGACTTCAACAAGAAGATGGATGAGTATGTGAAGAAGGGTGTATTGTCAAAGGAGGAAGCGGACAAGCATAAGGCTGAGTTCGCCAAGATCATGTCTGACGAGATCTACGAATCCATCGGTGCTAAGCTCGCTAAGACCACCTCTGAGGTAGAGGTCGACGGTAAGAACCAGCTGAGGGCTGAGAGAGATCAGGATGGACGTATCGTCTTTGATGAGAAGAAGGTCAAGGATATGCCATATAAGTATTACGGCATTCAGACCTCAACGCCTCTTCACTCTTTCAACACGTGGCAGAGGCTGGGTACCCAGCTGAGGAAGATCATCACTACTAACCTCAACAATGAGGATACCTTTGAGATTGCAGGTGTTAAGGTGTCTGGTCTCCAGATCAAGGCAGCCATTAATGAGATTGTAGGGCAGCACGCCATCGATGAGTTCGTCAAGTCGGGCATCGAAATGAACCCTGACAGCGAGAGCATAAACAAGAAGAGCGTCAAGAGCTACAACAAGCGGTTCGACCGTCTGAGGAAGCAGATACTTGAGGCCATGAGGGAGAGTGACTACTACGATCCCTCTACAGAGTCATACCTTGACGTGCACGTAGACGAGTACGGACGTAAGCATTTTACGAATGACATCTATGATCCTTCATTCCATGATGTGCTGCATGCCGCCTTCTACGCTATGGCAGCGAAGAAGATCTACAGGATGATGGTACCAGGGGGCTCTCTCATCCAAATGAGCTCTGCTGAAGCCTCGAACGATCTCAAGGTAGTATACAAGAAGGATGGGTCTATCGATTACGTGCCTGTGCGTGTCACGCCACATTCTAGCGAGATCCTTGAATACGCTAACGAGAAGGGCGAGATCGATGTCAAGGCTATTGAGGATGATAAGAGAGAGGATCTCCTTGAGCTTGTAGCTTACCGTATCCCTACTGAGTCTAAGTACTCAGCCTTCCCTCTCCGTATCGTGGGCTTCCTACCTCGCGTTGCTGGTGGTGTTATCCAGGTTCCTCATGAGTGTATAGCTCAGGCGGGCTTTGACTTCGACGTCGATAAGCTCTTCTTTATGAAGAAGGATGCTGGTCCCGGCAAGAAGAAGATTGCTGAGATCAAGAAGACCTATGAGGAGAAGGTTAAACAAGCTGATGAGGAAAAGAGGAAGAGGCCTAAGAGGCCTGCAGTCCTTGACCTCGACTACTCAGCCGCAGAGGTCTTCAAGAATAACGGTGTTAACACCAGAGACCTCAATCAAAGGCAGAGGACCAACGTACTCTTTGACATCATCAGAGGCGTTCTGAGGAGCCCACAGGCGGCTATGGAGATGGCTCAGCCTGGTGGTTTTGACGGTATTAAGAAGGACCTGAAGATCGGCTACATCATCAGTAATATAAGCAAGGAGAGACTTGAGGAGATCCTTGAACAGGTCCTTGATGAGGAGGATGAGAAGAAGATAGGTGATAAAGTCATCTTTGAATATCTGCATAGCCTCGACCTCGACAAGATCAACGATATCGTAGATATCTTCAGATCTGGTAAGAACATAGCCAAGTCTGAGATTGAGATGGAGATGCAGAGACAGAACAAGGCTGGTCTCGGTCTCGTAGGTGTATTCGCCAATGAGAATACTGCTACCAGCGTATTCCAGCAAGCCAAGCTGCTTGAGCTTGTAAGGCCTGTGGTAATCGCAGGAAATGAATACCGGTCTCTCAACGAAATGATTGGTAGTGATGGTACCCATGTGTCACGTATCCTTGAAGAGTACAGCGCTGCATCCGTGGACAACGCTAAAGACCCTGTCATCGGTCTTGCTAACATTACTATGGACAATGCCTCTATCATCGCCACCCTGGTGAGGATGAGGGTACCAGGGGATGTTATCGGTCTTATCACGGCGACACCACTATGGAAGTATATTGCCAACATCGAGAATGATGGTGGTAGGACTGAAGCGCTCTTCAAGGCGCTAGGTCAAGGAAAGGAGATTGAAAGGAATAGATCCGTAAAGGTGACACTTGAGGACCTCATCGAATGTTCTAAGTTCGAGACGCAGACTGATATTCTGGATGCGATGAGCGCCGTAGGTGAAGATGTCGCGAAGAAGTTCGGTGCTCTTGACAAGAGGACGCAAGAGGCTGTCAAGAGAGTCGCTGGCCTCCTCATTGAAGTTGTAAATGCAGCATCGGAGGTTAAGGACCTTGTCTTCCAGAGTAAGTCTGATGTCTCCTCAAGTGGACCTAAGGGTGGCCTAAATGAATCCGTCTTCTCTATGGTCAAGTCTATCGACCAGATCGAGCGCGCGCAGAATCATAGGTATATAAAGCATGATGGCATCATCGTACCTTTGAGGTCTCTGCCAGGCCTGAGTCCTGGGGCTACGACAAAGACGTTCGCTGAGGAGAACAAGGATGGTCACTTCTACAAGATGTACTTGGGCCTTGGTCTTTTCGGTACGATGCATGCAGAGTCTGTCTACAACCCCAAGGCATCGCCTATGTTTGCTCTTACTATTGTAGAGACAGCAAGGAAGCTCGGTGTGAAGCCCACGTTTGACTTCACTAAGAAGTTTATGTACGCCTATGACCAGTATATGAGCTCGGCTATCACTATCAACTCTGAGGATGAGAATGAGAAGAATGTACTGGCGCAGGAGATCATAACAAAGTTCCCTGACATCTTCAATAGGACAGCCCCAGAGAGCTTGAGGAAGATCATAGGTCTGGGTAAGGACAATATAGTGCCTGTCGTGCTTAAAGGTAAGAACGACGCGAAGAGATTCAATACGCTGGTCTTTAAGAGTTTGGGTACACCCAATGAGGAAAAGGCAATGGCTAGAGCCACCTCGGTCTTTGAAGAGATCATAGAGCAGGCCCACAACCCTCGACTGACAGGTGTACAGCGAGCCAAAGCACTCAGAGACTACGAGCTACTCAAGGGTCTTGCTCTGTATGCAACCTACATGAGTGGTAATCCGAATATGAGGGTGATGCTACAGGCTATCCCTCAGTCCGTGAAAGCTCTTATGATGGGCAGGAGCAGGATGCTCATGAGGATAAAGAGTCAAGCTCTTGAGCTGAGAGCAGGTGGAGACCTTGACACTGAGTTCACTCATCAGTTTATGCAGAACTACGTGAGGGAGAACATCAAGAAGATCGGCAAGGTCATGCCTAAGCAGATGTCGGATAAGATCCTCGAGAGCAACAACGGCAGGATCCCTGATCATATTGCTATAACTAGCGACAAGAGAGAGCCTGTCTACATCCTCATTGACGAGAACGAGACGAACGGTGGTGTTATCTACGTTCAGGGTAGGGATACTCAATCAGGGAAGGATGAGACCGTCTACACGAGGGTTGATCCCAGAGGTATCGTCACCACTGATGACGGCAAGCTCTATGACGACTACAGGCTGGATGGTGGATACGTCTTACCTTCGCTTCAGAAGTTCCAGCCAGAGAAGTTCAGACTCGACTATACGGCTGAGAGGAGCATTCTTCTTGAAGCTGATCCTGTAGAAGTCAAGTCCCACGAAGGAGGTGTGTCATACTTGGCCGCATTCGGTGCAGCTATAGCTGAGGAAGAGAATGCAAAAGAAAATAGTAAAGAGCTTTGCAAATCGGCATCTTTGAATAAGTAAATATGGCTAAATCATGTATAATGTTCCCCATGGTAAAAACACCAAGGGGAGAAGAGAAGAGTCAGATGTTCCTTGACTTCAGTGAAGTCCTAGGGGATAGAGATGACACGGTGAATGCGTACTACGCATCTACAAGCCGATGGTTCTCGGACTATGGGCACGACCTAAAGAAAAACGATCAAGGCCAGTGGTCAGGACGAGATGTCCTGGCCCTGACCCCGGTCGGGGATATGTTCCCCACTAGCTCGTACGGATCCTATATGGTCCGCACGTATGCAGGTGGGCAGAATCATTTTGACGACTACCAGTCGGCCTTCAGTGCCGTAAGGGAAGGCAATAAGGACCCTATCTCCGAGCGTGCGCCACTCGTGCCTGTGGTGACTGATGAAGGATACAAGTTATCCTATACCGAAGATAAAGAGGCCAAGGCTGATGCTGAGAGGCAGGCTGTACTACGTGGTAGGATCACAGCTCTCCTTGAGCACTACGGTATTCCTGTAGAGTACTTCGAGGCTATTGAGGAGGGACTGAGGCAGGCAGGTGAGACCGTCTTCCTTGAGACCGCACAAGCTACCAACAAGTTGGCTGCACTCATCCGTGTAGCTAATGGCTCCTCTAACGAGGTACTCACCGAAGAGCTCGCACACATTGCGCTAGAGTTTGCGCCCCCAGCATTGCGAGAGAGGCTCTCTAACGCGATATCTAATGCCCAGGTGAAGGAGATACTAGGTGAGGAGTTTGAGACGTACAGCGAGCTCTATGGAGGCTCACAAGACCTCCTGAGGAGAGAGGCAATGGCCAAGCTACTCACCAAGCACATTCTCGGGCAGTACGAAGGGAAACACTCTTCCTTCCTCAACCGAATCTGGCAGGCCATCAAGGATCTCTTTCATGGGATTACTGATGGTGTCTTCCTCAATGAGGTAGAGCGCACCGATAGACTCTTCAGGGATTACGCCAGCAAGATCGTAGCCAAGAAGGCGCTGCTCTCTAATGAGCACCTCTCTGAGGTTCTCAAGGGAAAGAGTCTCTATGCCGCTATCACTAATGGCGCAGGCGTGAGGAGTCAGATCGCCGCTGTTGATAAGATAGGTCGGGAGATGAAGAGCAGGATCAATGCCTTCTATAGTCAGACCATCAACAAGGGCGAGATGATGAAGACTAAGCTGAATGAGGATAGGGTGGACCAGATAAATGAAGCTGCAACCCTACTCGGTGTTGCCTCTGGTCGCGTGAAGTCAGCCCTTGGTACAGCTATAGCGGTGGATGCTATCGACAGCCTCATAGAAGGTTTAACCATCATGAACGACTACGCCACAATGGTTGTGGGTCAAATGAGGGATATTGAGAGTCTTCTCCAGAAAGAGGAAGGTAAAGAGATAGATCTAGTGGCCTATAATGTCGCTGCTTCTCTCCTCAGGAACATCTATATGGTTATGGAGAATCTCGAGGAAAACGAGAAACTTGCTCGCGATCTCATTAATACACTGAAGGTTGAGTCTGGCAATGACTCTATCCAGATGTCGGATAGTGAAAGGCAGAGGCTTATTGGGATGGCAACTGAAATTGAGTCAAAGCTCAGTGAACACAGGCTAAGTGTGGAGGGAGCGGTAAAGAAGGCGAATCTAAGAGAGAAGATGGCTGAAGTGGTAGTCGATCAGATTGTCAGGTACTTCGTAAATGCCAAGGATGGTAATGGGAATCTACTGTTTGACAATGAGGAGCAAGCCAGAGCTGCACTAATGAAAGAGATTCTTAGTGATACAAGCAAGTATACTTCAAGAACCAATCTTCTTTCAGCCTTGCTTACACCTGTAGGTACAAACACAGACCTCATCCACACCCTCATGGCTCGATTCATCAAGACTACTGAGGGTCAGGCTAACATGGCCGTCATACAGAGAACTAAATTCACAGAGGAGAAGCTCAAGGAAGTCAAGGAGAAGTATAATCTTGAGAACGAGAGTCAATGGGCGTTGATGCGTGATGAGAGGGGACGCATCACCGGTGAGATCGTAAGCCCCTACAGGTGGCTTGACTTTGAAGCGGAAAAGGAGAAGATCGCAGAGAAGGTAGAGGCAGACATCAGGGGTATAATAAACGACTACAGGAAGGCGAACGGTGGCAAGAGCATGCCATCTGAATCCATCCAAAACCGAAGAAAGATGCTTGAGGAGGCCTATATCGAGGAGTGGGAGCGAGAACATGGATCTTTCTTTACAGAGAATCTAATTGTTGGAAAAAACAAAGATGGGTCTGATAGATATGAGACATTACCTGGTCCGTTCTTTGAGAATAAGGCATACGATAAACTCAGTGATGGACAGAAAGAGTTTGTTGATTTGATGTATGACCTAAAGGAGAGCCTAGATCGATGGTCTGGTCTAAAGCCTGAGCCATGGAAGGCGCCGCTCATCGCTAGACAAGGATCATCAAAGGAGTTGAATCCATTCAAGAGGATCGCAGCTACGAACTGGAAGCAGTACATTCTTGGTGGCGTGGTAGGTATTGAGGAATACGAAGGTGTTCATACGCGTGACCCGCTGGGCACTATGCTCTTTGTCCACAAGCCAAAGGGGTACACGCAGTTTGGTCTTGAGCTATCGAAGAATCCAGACGTAGACTACCTGACCGATCCTATCGGCATGATGAAGGCTTATGCAGCCTCCTCGGCCTACTATACCAGGATGGCTGCTATCAAGCATATTGTGGAGCTGACGCGTATCCTTGATATCGAGGCGCGCGGGTACAGTGAGAGATCTGGAGGGAAAAGGAATAGAATGTCGGACTACGACTCTTTCATTAATAGGACTATCTATGAAAAGAACGTGATCAATGATGAGAGGCCTGATTGGGATAAGCGTATGGATGCCGTGATGGACCCATTTAATGACCTCGTCTACGTCTCTGGTCTTGGTCTTAATGCGGTATCAGGTATCAAGAACCTTATCAACGGCTTCCTCAGGGCTACGGCTCTAGGAGATAGTCGCACTGGGTATAATGCTACAACGCTGGTCAAGGCCATTCTAGTTGCCCACAGAGAGATCCCTAACAGGTGGAAGTTCAACAAGAGAGGCATTATAGATGATCCTCTCACATCTCTTCTCTTCCTCATGGACTCTAGCCACGATGGACGACAGGCCTTCATGCAGGGCAATATCTCACAGGTAAGATCACTACAGAGCTTGTTCGCCACGGAGACCCTTATGGCTCCTCTAACCATGGGTGATGAATGGATGAAGACGAGCTTTGCTATCGCATACCTCCTTAATGTAGAGGCTGGCGAGCTGAACCCAGAGGCTAAGGAGAAGTTCAAGGGTGTATCCCTCTACGACCACATGAAGAGCCTCAAGGCTCCAGAGGGTACTAAGATGACTAAGTTCGTAGAGCAGGCTCTTATAGATTTCTCTGGCGCAAAGACCAAGGAGGAGATGTACAATTGGCTTGGTGGCCACTCTCAGAGATTGCTCCTTGGCACGCAAAGAACCCTCGGTGCGTACAATGACAATGACAGGGCCGCTCTGAACTCTTATGCTATCGGTAGGGCTCTCCTCACTTTCCGCAACTGGATGCCTGTGATTATCTCTGATATGTTCAGGGGTACTAGGTACAATGTGCAGAATGGTGAGTTTGAGGAAGGAGCATATACTACCTTGTGGAAGATGATGCATGTCAAGGGCGAAGATGGTAAGAATAGTATCAGTGCCATGCATGCGCTGGGTACAGCTGCCGTAGCTATGTTTGTCCCATTCATGATAAGCAAGACTCTACGCGGAGCTGTACAGAAGAAATTCCACCTGACGGATATGCAGGCCAACAACCTACATAGGCTCGGTCGATCTGCCCTGATTGTGCATGCTATGAGGGCTATCACTGATACGCTCTACCTCGCTATGCTCACTATGGGCTTCTCAGATGATGACGATGATGAGCCTTGGTATGAAAAGCTAGCAGAGCTTGCTATGCACTTCCTCATGAGCCTCACGCCTATCCTTGGTCCTTATGCTGTAAAGTGGGATCTGATTCACACTGACCTCTACGACCGCATGAGGAGGAACTACGCGAGGTTTAATGAGGCTGCAGATAACGCCACGTCATCTGAGATGGAATCAGCGAGAAGGCGCCTCAACAAGGAGATGAAGGAGATAAGCCTTGGCTTCATAGCCGACCTCTATGGTCTAGCTAGTGCTGGATCTAATGAGCTTCATCCTGGAGATCCTATTGCCTTCGCTATGGCTATGGTACAGAATAATATGCTTGGTGATGGTGCCGGCATGAAGAAGATGGACTTTAGTCAGAGCATTGAGTCTATGGCCACCAGTGGTGTGGCAGGGTATAAGACCATCACGAATCTCCTTGGCGGTATAGGTGACACCTACAACAGGATTGCTAGCAACAGCCAGGAGGGACGCAAGAAAGCCAACCCTACTGAATGGGAGAACGAGAATAGGTACATCGAGGAGTCGGATGATAGCTTCATCGTGAAGGCCTGGAGAAGGTATAAGAATGATATGGAGAATGGATCTCCGGCCGACAAGACCTTCTGGAATGTCTTTATCGTGGGTGTCATAGGTAGGAACATGTTTAACATGCCTTTCGTCGGAGACCAATTCCGAGAGAAGCAGATGAAGGACATCAAGAAGTACCAGCCTAGTTACCTCACACCACTACCTGATAGCTTCTTCATGAAGTATGAGAACCTAGCAGGTGAAGGCTTATCAGACTATGAGGTCTTCGAAAGAGGAGACTCAGACGGAGACGGCTTAGACGTAGCTTACTAGAAAAGAAAGATCCCCCACCCTAATGAAGGATGGGGGATTCTTTTTGTATAGCTGTATTGCTACTTACAGCCGTGGTAGAGCTGACCAAAAAGGTTGTCAGTCCTTTCCTCAAGAGCATCCATCTCCTGGATTGTCTTGGTGTTGCTATTAAGGCCGAGCTCATCGACAATCTCGACAGCGCGCATAGCATCCTCAGAATTAGCAGCAGCATCGCGTAGGACGGCTACAGCATCATCAAAGGTAGCCTCCCTGCGTCTGACACGACCAGCATGCTCTGTCTCATCCAGCCCTTCCTCAAGGACGCTTAGAGAATCATACGCTATATCCATGAATCGCTGAGCTACGAGCTGAGCTATATTCCTTGACGCAAGTACAGAGGATGGATCATAGGCGTTGTTGAAGTCCTCCTCACTCATAAGACCATACCTTAGCATTGACTCTACAGCGCCCTCCATCACTGAGGAGAGGTTGGTAGCGTTTACCCTTGAGGCTACAGCCACATGGGAGTAGTTACCGCCTTCAATGCCCGTAAGGACGCTTACGATGCTAGACTTAGGAGTATACCCCAGGGCGGCCTTGATACGCTCCCAGAGAGCCTGCAATCGACCCCAGAAGCCCCTCTTCTTGGGTGCGAGCCTAGTGATCTTCTCCTCAAGAGCTTTACGAGCCATCTTATCGCCCTTAGTCTGCATCCATAGACGGAAGAGTTCGGCAGAGAGCTCTTGGACATCACGAGCATAGGTAATGGGTATCTGATTGCCAAAGATCTCTCTGATCTGTTCCTCAGTCACCTCTGACAAGCCTGATACTAGCATACCCCTATCAGCATCTGTGAGGAGCTTCTCGTAGATGAAGTGCATAGCCTCGTGATAAAGAGTACCAGCTGAAGCGCCGCTAGCCACCTCGATGATGCCATCACGATATCTACCCCAGACACCAGGAGCAACTTCAGCAACACCTGTGTAAATCCTCAGCGCCTGGTAAAGGGATCCTTGAGGAAGGAGCCTGGCAACCTCGTGGACCTCCTGATAGATATCACCACGCTCGAATGGGAGTAGGGCTTCCCGGTCTTGACCTTCAAAATCTTGCCTCTTGGACCCCCTTTTTGCGTTCTTTCCAGTCCGGCCTTGACTTCCCTTCTTGGCTTCAAACCCTCCAGACTCCACAACGACCGCGTTTCTAAGGATTGAATACCCAACAGCAATGAGATACCCAGGTGCAACAGTGCTTATGCCGAGTGAGTTGAGATGACTCTGATATCCCTCAACCTGCTTCTTATACTTATCTATAAGAAACTCGCCATCGTTGTTTTTGCGTTGGATCTTATTTAACGGCGAAGAGTCCTCGGTTGCAATCTCCGTACTCTTAATGTCAGAGACGATAGCTTCGGCCTTCCCTTTGTTGTCCCTAAAGAAGACGATATCAGCTTCACCTAAGGTCCTCCCACTGTTAGGGTCGTTTGCATTGATACTGTTGATGTCTACCATCTTGACATCAGAAATCATAGCAAACCCCTCGGATAGTTTCTTGACAGACATGTCTCGAACGAGTGAAGCAATCTTATCCATCTGAGAACCGAGATCATCATCAATCTCGACCTCTACCTCGTGGACCTTGCCATTCTCGTCTTTTGCCTGAAGGACAACCTTGTGACCACCACCATAGGTCTTACCATTGATGGTATGCTTAGAGAAGTAGATAGGCGTGCCTGCCGTCACCCCCTTGGCTGCGAGTTCAAGGACAAGCCCTCTGAGTGTAGCTGTAGTCTTAACGGCTTCAAGGATCTCATGCTTATCCTTACCGATAAGGCTAATAACCTTGTCCGCGGTGCTGCCGCTACTCGTCTCTTTATTGTCAGTAGATATTCCCTTGGTGGACCTACGAACGACAATGGTATGGGTAGTACCACTCAGCTCATCGCCATACCTAAGGAGTCTACCCTTCTCGCTGTTCTTGAAGTCAGCTGACAGGGCACTATTGATAAGAGCGAATGTATCTGCCTTCAAGGTGTCTTGCATCTGATTCCACTCAAACCTCTTGTGGGTACCACTGATAGGGTCGACCTCAAACATGTAGATTCGACCAGCCTGCACAGCTGCGATATGAGGAGAGGTAGAACTCTTAACCACTATACTATAGCCTTCCCCAGCCAGGCTGTTGGCGAGGTTGTCCTTGATCTTATCTACAGATTCTGAGGAGGTGCCACCGAATGGACCATCATCAGTTGCAGAGGTGTCTACTAGTGCAGTCCTGGTTATTGGTCCCTGAGGAGGAGTAGGAATAGTTGTTCCTTCCTTTGTCCCTTCCTCATCATCTTTACCGCCTTCCTCAGGTGCAGACTCAGAGATGGCTTCAAAGCCAGCTTCACTACGCACCTCGGTCATTCGCATGCCACTGGTCATAAGGCTCTCGACCTTCTTCTTGTCGCTCATGATATCCTCAGCGATGGCCGTCCTGCGATTCTCCTTGCCAGAAGACTTCATAGCCTCGACGATAGCATTAGCAAGAGCCTGCCTGGTGTTCCCTGAAGAGAGGTCGATATCTACTACGACAGGTGCCGAACTCTTCGTATTACCCTCATTTAGTCGCTTGGGGAATGTGATCTCAACTTGAGTTACATTCCCATCAGCATCGAGAAGAGGCTTAACCGACCTGACAAAGGAGCTACCGAATACTTCAGGGTACTTCTCCTCATAGATTCCTGAGGCTACACCATCAGGTGTTTCCATGGCCTTCTCAAACTCTTCTGTGAGCTTAGCCATGTACTCATCAGCCAGATCAGAAGCATCGCTCTTTCCGGCTGTACCTTGTATAAGATCGATAATTCGATCTCGGCCCTTGATGCCAACTAGCATAGGCTTAGGACCATCCTTGCCATTGATGAGGACGACTAGATAAGTCTGTCCATAGTTCTGAGCTAGGAACGATTCCTTCTCTTTTATAAACGCGTCGATCACACCGGCAGCCTCACTAGCAAGATCCTCATTGTGAGTAGTCCTTTTGATCGTTGGCGCATTGTGGCCATTTGGGAATGCCGTGACAGACATAGCTACCTGCCCCCTCTTCAGCTCCTCCTCAACAGCATTCTCGATTGTCTCTGCATCGATATACTCATCGCCGCGGGCGCGCTTATCCTTGAATGGAGAGTACTTGACCTTGCTGACAGTCGTCTTCGGAGCCTTGAGGTCTGAGGAAGAGAAGATATTGAACTTCTTATCATCAGTGGCTAAGGCGTGAGCATTGTTGATGAGGTCCTGCGTGTTACCTGATGTCTGGACAGGCAGCATACCGATCGGGATGAACTGTTCTTGATCATCCTTGACATAGACGATAAGAGGTGAGTTGCTCACGTCACCATTATTGGATAGTTCCTCAGCAAAGCCAAAGAAAACCTCCTTACCCCTAGCGTTTTTAAGATTGACCTCGACGTGATTATCAGCATACCACCTCTTCCATTCCTCAGGGACCGGATCGTTCTTCGCTAGCTTAGTATTGTACTCATCCCAAAGAGTGAGTGATTTTATAGGGGTGAGGTCAGTTGTTCCGCCACCTGGTCCTGCGGGTGGTGTAGTAGAGCCACCCTCAAGTACCTTAGTCCTATCATTTTCTGGAACAGGATCGTTAGGCTGGGTCACAGGAGTAGGATCGTCAGTCTTGGCCTGCTCTTTCTCAACCCTCTCCTTCTCCTTGGAGTACTGGTCAGCCATCTCGTTGAGGTATCTCTTGATGTCCTTCTCATTCTCGACGACCATGGCGCTAACGATCTCTCTAGCAAGGGTGCTAAGGCTCACACCATCCTGTAGGCGATTATTCAGCTCATCGTGGCTAAGGCTTATACTAAGAGTAAAATCACCATGGTTAGTCTTGAAGAATACCTCTATCGTTGCTCGACCATTAGCAAAGCTGATGGATGTCGTCATTGTGGTATCGCCATTAGCAATGCTATTGATCAAGGCATTACTGCTGCCAAACACCCTATTTAACTCATCGGCCACGCTTGAGTTGAGGATGGTGACACCACCAGAAGATACTGATGCCACGTCATTCTGCAGGGCTGCATCGAACTTTATAGAGTCGATGCGGTGCTCACCATTAGGTTGCGATGGATTTCCTGGCAAGGTCGCTTCCTCCTCCATAGGGTTATCAGGGAATTGATCCATATTATTGGCCACCCATTCAGCGATAGAGTTCAAGAGCTCTTCGCTTTCGATACCAAGCATTGCTATAGCTGTGGTCATCTTCCCCCTAAGGTCAAGTAGATCCGACTTCATGGCTTCCTTGTAGTCGGTATAAGCGCCATCGGACTCCTCCTTTATGGAGAGACTTACATAATCGATGATATTCTTGATGAGCTCTGTAGCGTCACGACCCTCAATACCATAGCTATGTAGTATCTGCATGAACTTATCATTCTCTGAAAGGGCCTTCATAATTGCATCGTGAACGGCAGACTTATACTTTGACAAGCCTGACTCACCCTCTCCTTTGTCCTGAGCCTCCTGAGCACCTTGACGTATAGCGATTGCTGCATCAGTTGCGCCATTCTCGGCGGCAACATTAGCAGCTTCATCTGCATTCTGGGCTTTTTCACCACTATTGATTATCTCTTTGCCTTTTCTCCTGGCTTGAGCTTCCTCATTACGCGTAGCATTGGCAGTAAGGCGCTCGCGAGCCTTCTTATCAGTAAGGAGCTTGTTGAGGGACTCAATACCATTCATAGCCTCCCTGGCGAACTTAATAGCGAGTGCGCCACTCTGAGAACGACTTTCATCAACGAGGGTAATCTTAGCGAGCTTCTTAGCCAACTCGTCATTGCCAGAAGCAACAGCCGCCTCACCATAGGCGTTGTTGAGTTCGTCAAAGGCAGTAAACCTCTTCATGAACTCATCCCATCCACCAAGAGTATTGGAGAAGTCGGATTTAGGAGCATTCTCCTTCTTCTTCTGAGCTTCCTCAATGGCGCGCATGCGCTTTTCAAGTGCTTCGATCTCCTTGTTGATAGCTTCGATGTTGGCCTCGAGAATGCTCTTCTTCTGCTCATCATCAGTATTGAGGCTATCACGCATCGCCTCGCGATCCTTGAGGAGCTCGGTCATGTGATTCTTTGCAGCCCCGGAGATCTCATTATAGATGCCACTGAGCTCTTCCTCAAAAGCATCCATGTGCTCTGACGCTAGCCTTCTCAGATGATTGAAGCTAGCTGCAGCTGCAGCGATACGACTCTTCTCACGACCGCTAAACTCACCAGCCTTTGTAGTGAGGTTGAGGAAGTACATAGTCTTGCTATAGTCGGTAGCGATGTCGGCAAGAGTATGCTTCTGCTTGTTGATCTCGCCAGCGATATCCTTGATGGCCTTCTCGGTGAGCTTGTCGGAACCCTCACCCTGGAAGTAGGCTTCCTCCATCTTTTTCTTCTCCTCAGGATCGAGTGTGTTCTCGATACGTTGCCTAGCGATACTGACAAGGGTGGCTTCATCGGTCTCATTGACATCAAGGAAGTTAAGGAAGGGACGGAGATTATCAGGCACCTCAGCGAATGGATCTGACTCAGACCTTCTTGCTTCCTCACGTGCAGCCTTGTCAGCTTCACGCTTAGCAACGGCAGCCTGATACCTGGCTTCCTTAGCTTCGTTATTAGGGCTGAAGAAGGAGGAGATAGCGTGACCCATGTCAGCACCGAACTCACGAGTAGACCTCATCATATCCGAAGTCCACTGACCGAAATTACGCTTATTGAAGTTGGCTTGTCCGATAGAGCTGTTGTATATCACGCCAAGCATGGTGGCAACATTGTGAGCCTTAGTCAGCTCCTCTGCAGCTGCGGTCTCAGCTGAGTCACTAGAGGTCTGTGCCACCTGAGCCAGGAGAGCATTCATACGGTCAGCTGAAGCCATAGCATCGACAACACTCTGATAGGTCTCATGGACAACCTCGGCATAGTTCTGACCGAAGACCTCAGTCATTACCTTCTTCTCCTCATTGGTCAGTTGCTCGTGTCTACCATTGATCATCTTGGTCATAGCCTCGATGGCCTCATCGGAAGTACGCTGCTTACCACCGCTATACTTGTAGTCTCGGTAACGTTCTACACCGGAGATACCAATAGGACTGCCATCATACAGCTTGCTCAGCCAGCTCTTCTTGGTCTGCCTTGCGTCACCGAAGGCATCGGTTCTATGACTGTCGTTAGCAAACTTACTACCCTTGTACATGGGCATGAGGAGAGTGCTGACGATGGCAGGCAGAGCTTCGTCAGTCCACGTAGAAGCGGAGGTTGTGGTATCCCACATCCCCTTACCAATCTCACCAAGAGAGCCAAGTACACCGATAGAGGTACTATTCCTTTCTGAGATGGTAGAAGCGCGGAGCATCTCATCGACAGATCTCTTGCCGATATTCTCTGCTCCCTTGCTGATACCACCCTGTACTACTTCCTCAATACCTTCTGCAGAAGCGTTGATGAGCGTACTACCAAGAGCACCAAACCTACCAGCCTTCCTCAAACGGCTAGCACCAGCGAGCTTATCCGTGGCCAGCTCGTAGGTGTACTTATTCATGAAGGTGAGGAGGACGGTGTTGAGACCTGCAGTCCAACCAGCTGCAAGACCATTGCGCTGGTCGATCTCATCGCTAGCGTTCTGCAGGATAGCCTCCTCAGCATGAGCCTTGTATTGTGACACGATAGCGTTAGCTGCGGCTACAGCGCTGGCAGATGGATTCTTGGACTCACCCGACAAGACACTGGCCACCTCTCGCTTGAGTCTGGGGTCCATTCCTGAGGAAGCAAGAATAGTGTCGGCAAAGTCAGAGAACTTCATGGCGCCATACTTACGCTCATAGGAGTAGAAGTCCTGGTCGAAGTCCTTCTGCATCATATCCCTCAGTTGGGCAAGCTGACTACCCTTGGCTTCCTCAAGAGACTTACTCACGCCATACGACTCTACAGCTGCTTCACTGAGTGCGCCATAGAAGAGTGAGGAGGCCGAGAACATTTTTCTGGTGTACTCAGATGCCTTGGCCCACCTTGCTGCAGCTGCAGTGGACTTAGATAGACTACCAAGACCAGAGAAGGCACCACCAAGACGACCAAGAGCAGCTGTAGCCATACCACCATAGGTGAAGCCCCATTGACCTACCATGTCAGATGCAGCGTGCCAGAAGCCAGAATCCATACCTCGGCTAGCGAGAGACTCTTCTGCACCTCGGATGGTCCTATCTGCAAACCCTGCAGTCTCAGCTAAGTACTTATTCCCTGCGCCGAAGATGCTATAGAGTGCACCCTTGCCTTCTTGCTGTACAGCGTCGCTGAGCATGTAGTTAGGGGACACATCATTCCCGCTAAAGAAGTAGTCTGATGCTCCCCTGATAATGTCTGACCCAGCCTTGACAGACTGGGTGGCGTTAGCAAGGAGCTTATTCATCGATGCGTTCATCCAGACCTCAGCCTTGTCAAGGAGGCCGTAGTTATCGCCCTTCGCCTTAGCTCTCTTCTCGTCCTGCTGGATAGCCCCTTCGGTCTCGGGGTTAGAGCTGATATCTGCAAAGGGATTCTCCCCCTTAGGCATGATATTAGCGATCTCCTTGTCGATCGCAATCTGCTTCTCAGCTTCGTTGAGACCCTCAAAGCCACCGCTATCACGGAGATTCGTGATGGCGGCATCGCGATACTTCTCAGCGTTGATGTCATACAGCTCTTGAGCTGCGCGGAACTCATTATCTATGCGCTCCTGTGTCCTACGCCCAGAGCTGGACGTGATGTCTCGGCCAAAGATCGGCCTGAATACTTTTCTCTTTGCTCTTCCCATATTTGTCTTTAATATCCAGGGATTTCATTCGTAGGGTCAAGAAGCAGTGACATGTTCTGATCCAAGATCGCCACCTGGTCCTCGTCGATAGATGCGCCAGCGCGCTTGTTCTCGATGACAGACTGATACTTGGCCATGAACAGCTTCTTCTGCATGAGTGATTCCTCAGAGGTGTTGAAGTCGTACTCAGATCCTACGCCCATTTGCTGTTGTATGTTCCTTGACGTTGAGAGAGGCACAAGGATCGATGCGGGCTGCTTCGTGCTACCATTGATGTACTGTGCCTCATAGTACATCCTACCATCTGAGGTCTGTACTACTCGAGCATTCTTTGGTCTTGTGCCTTCTCTGAAACTCTTGACAAATGCATCGATACTTTCAAGCTGATCATTCTTTGAGGTATTACCCCCCTTGGCTATCTGCTTAATAATCCCCCTCTTGTAGTCATCTCCATAAGCTCCGGTGATAGCGAGCTGGAGGATGTCGTTGGCTGTGTCAGATGAAATATTGAAGGAGCCGGCCACGTTGTTCTTCGCCGTCATAGCATACAGGCCGTTGTTGATCTCAGGTGTACTCTGGATAGCGTTGAAGTTCGGAGTAAACCTCACACCCTTGCCATCTGACGACTTTACGGATGGAGCTAACAGCTTGTTGCCATTCCATGTGAACCCTGCAGGTTGGAGCACCTTGGCTACGGCTGGTAAGTTCTGACTACCAAAGGTCTTCGCAAACGACTCAGTGAGCATCTCACTGAATTTGGCTGGCGTTTTAGAAGATGCTGGAAGCCTGTTGTATTTATTTGCTGCAGCCTGATACGTTGATTGGACGAGGGTACGTCCTACAGCACCAGACCAGATACCAGCCTTACCGCCCCCTCTTGCTTGTAGGGTAATAGTACCACCAGTCATATCAGGACTACCTGCAGCACCACCATTTCCGCCTCTATGACCTCCACCGTTATTGTGTCTTGCTGATTCGCGAGCTCTAGCCAGCCTATCTTGGAGCATCATGATAGCCTCCTTATCCTCAAATGGAGTCATAGCGTCACCACCTGCAGCACCGATCATACCACGCTGTACGCCATGAACAAGAGCGAAGTTGGCCTCAGGCTCGTCAAGGTGCTTCCTGATATCCTCACCATAGGAGGACTTGACCTGATAAAGGACCTGGTTGTAAAGCTCAGTGAGAGGATTCTTAGGATCTGAGAAGTGCTGGCCGATAGCCTTGTACACATCTTCAGCGCTTGACCCCTTCACTGTCCGCAGGATCCTAGTAAGCCTATCGATGTTGCCGATAAGCTTGAGGTCCTGTGTGCTGTTTCTCCAAGCTGCAAGGTAGTCGAATGCACGCCTCTTGGCATCCTCACCGGAGAAGAGGAGAGGAGCTATCTTGTTAGGATCATCGATGAATGATTGGATGGACATATCCTTGCCAAGGACGACTGCAGAGGGATCCTGCAGCCTAGCCTTAGAAGCCATATCATTGTATTGCGCCCGCCTAGTGAGAGCGTCCTTGAGCTGGGTAGCACCCTGTGCGTACTGACCCTTGAGCTTCACTAGGTCTTGCATCATCGCCCTGTTGTATGCGCCATCAGAGATGACCCCTTCCTTAGCTATCCTATCAGCATACCCGCTGAGCTTAGATAGCATAGGAGCGATGGTGCCCTTGTAGAAGTCACTATTCTTGTCCTCTGCTGATAGGGCTGAGGAAAGAGACATAAGGTCTGTATGGGACTGTATGGCGGTCGTGTAGTACTCTTCCTCACGTCTGGCTAGAGGCTCAATGATACGAGCCATCTGGTCGAAGGAGGTCGGCTGCATTACCGCTGTGGTAACTGTCGTTTTAGCCATTATCTATTATTATTAGTATCTCTTCAAAGGTACGGAAGAATGATGGCACTGTCGCCACCACTCTTCCATATCTATTACTTAGGTCTCTTGAGGAGAGCTAACCCTTGTAGTGGCGGTGATACCACCGTACCAGGGCTTGCTCCTAGAGATAGGTCATGCTTCTTGGTCCAGTCGAACAGCGTCGTGAGATCTATGGTCCCGGGATTAGCCGGCTGTGTCGTAGCCTGAGGAACAGCATAGTCTGGAGAATACCCTGGTGTCCTTATGATGTTACCCATGTCATCGAAGGTATACCCATGCACTGCAGCTACCAGCCTCCTGTTGAGAGCTGTCTCACCGATGGAGCTGAGGTTCATCGCGAAGTTGTTGAGGTTGGTAGACCTAGCCTGCGCATTTGTCGCTTCCTCAGCCGCTCTCATCGCTTCAGTCCTTTCAATACCCTGCAACCTCTGTGCTGCGATCTGCCTGTTAGCTGCCTCCTGCTGAAGGATCAACTGGAGATTCTGTGCTTCCTGTTGTCTGTTGAAGCCAATAGCTGCACGCCTACGCTGATCATTGAACTCGTCGGCCTTGATCTTAGCATCAGCGATAGCTTGCTGTGTGTTGTACCCAGATGCCAGGAGACCAGCCACAGCACCAAGACCATTACCACCAGAACCATTGATGATCGCATTCCTCAGGGCATTCCCCTGCGCGATAATCTTGCTAGCCGTGTAGTCAGTGTCAAAGGGCTTATACGTGTCCTTGACGATCTCTAGTGTCCTGATGGGGGCCTCCTTAAACGTCTTCACGTACTCACGCTCGATCCTGTCAGCCCTGGAGAAGTCATCTTTATTCGTAGCACCGAAGGTGTCACGAAGGACATTGAGACCTGATAGAGCTGCTGGAGCGTACCTGAGGAGAGGAGAGATAGCACCACCCTTGGCGAAGATCTGTCCCTGAGGAAGAGATGGTTGAGTCAAAGCCTTGACCTGTTCCTGCCTCTCCGCAAGTCTAGCCGTCTCCACCTCAAACCTACGCTTCTCGATAGGGTCGTTAGGACGCTGCTCAAGGGACTTGGCTAGCTTCCTTGCTGCCTTGGCAAAGGATTTACCCTTGCTTTCCTCTAGTCGATCTGAGAACATATAGTTACCTACCTTAATCTCTCCTTCCTCAGCCAACATTGGTTGGCCTTCACCATTGATGCCGAACTGCACACCACCGTTGGGGTTAGTCTCATGACTACCACCAGCGTTGAACTCAGTTACACCACCATCAGCAAAGAACTGCTGTTGAAGCCTGGTGTCATTACTCTTATCCACAGACTGAGCTGCGGTGAGGAAGGATCTGTTTACTTCATTGTTAGCGATAGCCCTCTGTTCGTTAAGCTGGCGCTGTCGCTCTCTGGCATCAGCACTACCTTTGAAGGCACCAGCAATACCACCGATGAGACCTAGGCCGCCACCGATGATAGAGCCAATAGGTCCAAAGGCGATACCAGCACCAGCACCACCAAGGATGCCTGATGCGATACCACCGATAGCATTGCCATCGTCCCTTACCTGAGAGTATGACACTGAGTCAAGTGGATCGATAGCCTCCCATTGAGCCATGAGTGCGTCATTACTATCGACACCTACAGGACCGGTATGGTACTGCGCTTCCTTCTCAAGACCGCTAGTATCCTTTAGCTTACTGGACGTGAGGAAAGCATCGCGTACGGCAGAGATCCCGGAGATAGCCCCCGAGATCTTACCTGCTATACGACTTGCACTAGCCGCCCTTATTTCTGATTCTGTCATATATATCACTCGTAATAGTGAACAGTTATATCGTGAATGATGCTCTTGTAGAGTAGCCCACCTTTAGAGTGTAGCCTAAGATGCATCCAAGGATTCCTGATACGATCCATCTTGAACTTACTCTGCGCGTCCCTAGGGATCTGTATTCTGTAAATCCTGAACTTCTCCTTCATGCTTGACGGATAGTTCGTTACAAAGTTAATCCCATATCCCATAGTGCGCTGATACTCCGTCCACACGTCCATGTGGGTCAGGTCAAGCTCAATCAGCCTATCACCATCCCAGGTGTCGCCACGTACATCAAGACTAGTAAAGATCTTATCCTCACCTGCACCCTCGGGGTTTACCCTGTAGTGGATAGACCAGTCTAGAGCCTGACCATACAGACCAGTACCATACGTAGACTCATTACGCCAGAGATAGCCGTAAGCTAAGCTATAGACCGACTGACCCAGCACGAACATCTCCTCGATCTTCTTGTAGTCGTAGAAGGACTCGAAAGACTGCAGCTCCTCATTGTAGCATAGCGTCTCATCCTTGGTACAGACGTGAATCCTATTCATCACTCCCTCTGAGAACAATACAGCCCCTGTGGTGGACGATAAATAGTCTTGCATAGACTTCTGCTTAGAGATGGGAGATAAGCCATCAGAGAGGCTGTAAAGCGTGCTGGTGCGGTCATCAAGGAGATAGAGGGCCGAAGCGGAATGGCATACTCTCCTCAGAGAGCCTGTACCGATCTCCTTAGACATATACCTGTGACCATCGACCTTGCGGCTGTTGCTGATCTCGATAGGTACACCGTCGGAAGCCTGGACCTGCACCCTACTGTTGTAGTTGATAAGTCCTATACCCTGTCTCTGCACGAAGAAGAGTCTGTCAGATGAGGAGAGGATCCTAGTGATACCACCACAGATACCATCAAGGGAAGCTGTCGACGCACCACTGAAGTGAGTGTAGTTATCTATGAACTCACCGTTCTGCTTCGTCTTACTCCACGTGAATGATGCTGGGTGATACGACGTGAGCATGTAGTTAGGGATGATGTCGTAAGTCTTGAGCTTCATCCTGTCATTGTAGACATCGTTCATCTTATTGACGTTGTCCATGCTCATAGCCTGCGGTGTCTTGATCCCGATGTTCCTGTCGTACCTACCAAGCTGGTTTACCCTGGTGAGGAGAGGAATGTCGATGATGTCAGTCACCTTATTAGCTTCTGAGGAAGGGATGGTCTTGAAGAGCGTTGTCGTCTGATAGTAGGCATCACCTCCTCCTGTAGCACTCTTAGCCGTGGGTGTCACATAGGAATAGGCTTCCCACATGAGACTCTCAATGTCATAGGATGGTGCTTCCCTCGTCATGATAGCTATGGGAAGGATAGAGCCGGTAAGAGGGGCCTTGACAAGACTCTTTGAGGAGAGATCAACTTGGTTGTATCTCCTCATGAGCTTCTCAGCTGTGACCTTGATGATCTCTCTCATCAGCGCCCTGAGGTCATCCCTGTCGCTACTTGACGAACCAACACCCAATGCAACCTTCTTCCTTGACGCGAACATCAACCACAGACCTACAGACGTAGCGTCAGTCTTGTAGATAGAGTGCCTGAATGGTACGCCATTAGAGTCGATGACATCGCCGGAATCCTTAGTGTACGGCTGAATGATGCGCATCTTACCCTTCTTGTCATCCATGGCCTCATGCTTGTTCCAGTAGACACCACCAGGAGGCGTGGCGTAGTAGAAGGTCTGATCGCCATTGTCTACGTCAAGGGTAAGCCAGCTAGGCCTCATGCTCTCTCTTACTTCCTCAACCGTAGCAAAGAACGTAGTCGCTACATCAGCGTAGGAAGTCCCAGGGAAGTCACCATCGTGGAACTCGATAGAGACAGGCCCCCAACAGTTCTTTGCACCACCGAAGTTAGCACCACCTTGAGGATCGTAGTCATGGGTAAACCACCTACCCTCCATCGTATTGATGAAATCCTGGATAGCACTTGCTGGGAGAGTATCACGCTTAACGTGGTTGCTAGCGAGGTCGTCCTTATTGAACTTGATGACGAAGTGGTCCGACGTTCCGTACTTCATCCTCGTGGGTCCGCTGACGCTCTGTACTGACCTAGCCTTACCCTTGCCGTCTACACCAAGGAACCTAGAGGTAGCACCCTTGATAGCTGGGAGAATCTTGTCCACCTCACCAAGGTAAGTCTGATCAGCTACCTTCTGAAGAGATGGACCGTTGTTACGCCATGTAGATGCCTTACAGTTGAAGGACGACTCGTTAGTCGTAGCCTGGCCGTACACAGATAGCCTTGCTGTGGTGTTCTCTACCACCTTACCACCTGATGTGTCCTTGGTGGAGAATAGTGGCATAGCTACACCGACCATATCAGACTCCAGCGTAGATACCCTCAAGATCTCTGCGCCCGGCTCTAGCCTTGTCGTGGTACTGATAGAGGTTGACAGAGAGGGCCTGAGGAGAGACTCATGGTCATAGATAGCCGACATATCATTCCACTTCCCTTCCTCAAGCCTCGTGTCTCTGTAGACGTAAGACTCAATAGGATTGCCAAGTGTCTTGACGTGGATCTCTACATCCTCATCATAGCAGTCCTGGATATCAGGCGTGTTGAAGGTCTGCACGTCAGCACACACCCTCACCTGCGCTGAAGCAAGACCAAGGGTAGTAGAGCTCGACTTGAAGAAAGGCTGATCGACCTCCTTCCTGAAGAGGGATTTGTTGACCGTCATGTCGCCGAGACTTTCCGGTAGTAACTCATCGCGCGTGATAGGCCTGAAGCAATATGAGGAGAAGGCGTATGGTACACCGTCCTCTCTATCAGCCACAGTATAGAGCGTTGGGGAGAGTACGCCATTAGCAATCGTCCTACGCTCCTTTGTCGATGGGTAATGGATAAGGACCCTATACCCTACGTAGTCATCGATCACTGGAGGTGGAGATACTACAAGCCTTGAAGGTTGGTCTGGGGCAGTAAACACACCGACAGGTACAGGATTGGACTCCTGACCTGTCTTACTGATGAGCTGGATAGCTACAGGGTATTGCTCGTACGGCATAAGGACAGAGATGTCCTTGTGACCCTTACCTGCCTGGTTAGCCCTGAAAGGATCCACATCGACAGGCTTGAAGGATATGTTGCCGGTAGCATAGTGGTCCTTGATCTCTCTCTGCTCTTCCTCAGATAACTTAAAGCCGGGGATAGAGAGATTGCCGAGGAACAGCGTGTTGTCCTTAGCTGCGAGCGTAGAGGCGATGATAGTGTTGCTACCGAGGTACAGGATAGCCTGTGGCTCGATGCTGATGCCTGGCTGGCCGTAGTCATGGAACTCTACACTCGTGCCCTTGACAGGGATGGAGTCGACGCGCTGCACGTCAGGCGTACCACCCTCACTAGTCCTGAGGATCCTATACACATTGACGAAGTCTGCCTTCTGGTCTAGCCCTGTAACCTCAATGTAGAAGGAACAGTTGATGATGTCCTCACCTGACCCACCACGACCATCGGAATGAGTGATGTAGTAAACATCAGACTCAGCAAAGACCTTCGACTCCTTGCCATGAAGAAGAGAATAGGTGAAGAGATAGGTGACGTTACCACTATGCAGCTTTGATCCACGACCCCAGCTCTGTGTGACACTTACCTCTTCCTCAAAAGATAGAGACCAGGTGTTGTTGATGTAGTCAACATCGGGATTGGTGGATAGACGCTTGTCGTGGATATTCAAAGACCTAAGAGGATTGACACCATCAACCCAGTAGACCTTCTCAATATCATCACGCTCGACGACACCGATCATATCTACGTTGTCGCTCAGGTTCATCTCAGTCTGGTAGATCTTCTTGATGTTCTCGCCATCGAATACGAAGACCATACCATCCTTGCCGAGCTTGCTGAGGATAACAGCCTTGTCGCCTATCACAGTGGTAGCCACAACGCGGCCGGGGACAGAGCTCTTGGCCTCTGTCCCCTTGATGCAGCTTATAGAGAAGAGCGTGTTACTACCATCTGAGGAAATGCGTATATTCCTCAGCTCGTAAGCTAAGTCATTCGATGCCCTAGCCTCTGCATGGTCCTGCGCCATGCCTCGTGCCATTAGGCGGATAACCTTCTCTTTCATCGTCTCTTGGTGCCTATGTCGGAGAACCTAGCCCTGATCCCGATCTCGATAATCTCCTCAGGTGTAGGCATCCTCTGTGATGCGAGGTACTGTCCCACGGCCCATGCGTAGTCCTGCTGTGCCTGGTGTGATGACTCCCTACTGATCTTGTTGTTGTCGAAGAGGAGCTTGTACTGATCCATCTTGATATAGGCTAGGATAGCGTCAATAAGCATCTCATCCTCATAGACCATGGGGAAGCCATCCTCATCTACCGGCATAGCCAGATAGGAGATATCGATCTTACCCTTCTCAAAGCCACACTGCATAACACCATTGCGTAGGGTGTACTCGTACTTCCCTATACGACCACTTCTCCTCACCTCATTCATGGGGATGTGACCGATACGTACGGACTGAAGCCTGAGGCAGTCCTTAGGCAACCTACCACGGAAAGCCTTGATCTCCACCTCGTCTTCATAGATATCAAGACTGTCGGGCTCAGCGTACTTCCTCGTGAAGCTAGCTACGTACTCAGCAACAGCCTCCTTATCCAGGGTGGCCAAGTTTGGATTCCTGGTCAACCTAGAAAGGAGGCTATCAATACCTATGTACCTGTTCATATATTAGTCTTTGTTCATGTTCGCGGAGGCGAGTCTTCGCACTCCTGTAATACTCAAAGAGGTAATGGCGCATTACTGTACGCCTCCTCATGGACTTCTTGCTACGTAGTATCAGCTTCTGCTTCCAGTCCTGTCTCACAAAGCCCTTATGGCCACTCCTCCTAATCTCATTGGTCTTTGCCCAGTCGATAGGAGGAAGCCCTACCAGCTTGCCATTGACAAGCCTAGGCTCATACTCCCTGAGCTCAAGGTAGAGAACAGCAAGATCCAGAGGGAGGCGAACCATCCCTTCCTCAAGCAAGACTTCAAAGAGAGCGGCGTTAAGGTCCTTCACTATGTCTATGAAGATATCCCTCTTTACCTTCTTCTTGAGGTCCTTCCTGAGGAAGGGATAGATCTCTTTACTTCCTATACTCTTCATCACTTAGCTTTCCTGTTCCTCAGCTGACGAGAGATAGCTGATGCAAGCGTATAGACATCTGGGAGGTCGTCCATGCCGTTGTTCTTGCTGTCATCAGCATTGTACATCGTAGATAATATATCCTTCCTCACAGCGTCTATGAGAGGCATCACTAGCCCTTCCTCAAGAGGAATGGTGATGTCATAGCTATCAGCGCACTCTCCTCCCTGTCCTTCCTCAGACTGATCACAGAGGAGCTTCCTATCAGGTATGGATGCAGGCATGCAGGTGATGCGCACCTCATTAAGGTACTTCATCCTTGGATCAAGACCTTTGAGCTTGAGATGCCTGTCACCACCGATAGTGCCATAGATGGTCTTAGCGGCGAACTCACCGGACAATGCGTGCCTGAACCTATCTGTGTTGGCTGAGCTGATAGTGAGCTCCCCCGCCTCGATATTGTAGTCACCGATCATTGAGGGTAGCTTATCGACACTCACAGATTCAAAGATATTCTTGCACTTGTCGATACTCTTCAGCTTGAGCTTGACACATAGCTCTACCTTGTTCTCACTACCGGGGTCCTTGCCATTGTACTTCTTCTCGATAAGGAGCGCGCGGTACTTGTCTATGAGGAAGGCGATGTGTGCGTCGGTGAAGCTGAAGTCATCTGAGCCACCCTTGACCTGATCGGTGATCAGTGATATGAGTTCTCTGTACGTTGCCATTACACTTCAATTCTAAAGGTATTGTCAGCGACACGTATCTCGCAACGCTGTGTGACCCTGAGCCTCCTATTAGATTCTACAGGGTCATTGAGGATGAGATCGCCTGCGCCGAAGTCAACCCCACACAAAGATAGCTCTGAGGAAAGGATAGAGAGCATCGACCTGTATTCCTCTACCGTGGCATAGAGACCTAGCGAGGTTCTGTCGATGATAGCTACCTCTATAGCGATGAGCGTATCCTTGTCGTCCTTTGCTTCTCCCTTACTCAGACCATCGTAATAGTCAAGTAGGAGATCTATTATTTCTCTATCGGTCATTGCAGCTACTACATTTCTTCTTCTCCTCAGGAACAGGTTCACCAACCAATCCCCAGAAGCGGTTAGCTGCATTGATGTCACCACAACGCACTGCAGCACGCATACCCTCCATGAGGAGGATGGTGTCAATGACAGCTGACTTGTTATACTTACCTTCCTCACCAACACCCATGCTCTTCTTCACGCGACGATAGAAGACCCCTTCATCGTAGGTGATAAGCTGGAACTTATTCTTGTCGAGACCACAAGGCGTGCTCTCCATAGGTGCACCAGCAAGCTCTACGTCAATGAGGAAGAGATCAGTTGCATTAGCGTTGATCTTGTCCAGTCTCAGCTCAAGACGTGCTCTTCTCCTCCTCAGGTCGTTATGAGCCATCTCAGACTCAGTAGGTAGGACACCACAGAACTCACGGCATAGGTTAGCTGTAGCGATATCCTCGGGGATGGCAGAGATATCCTGCTCGTGCTTGACCTTGTCCCCAACAGTGACCTTGACCTTCCTCAACCACATGTTGTCATAGTAACATAGTGAGGATACGCTGATGTCGATGATTAGTTTATTTACCCTGGTGTCTACCAGCAATTCATTGATCTCGATCATTTGTCTTTAAGAAATAAGGGGGCCACCTACAGGTGTAGATGACCCCCAGATTCTACATGAGGTTGGTTAGCATTCGTCAAGAATGGCGACACCATCCTTGGCAGGATGAAGCTCCTTCTTGATAGCGTCCTTGAACTTACCATCCAGGAGAGCCTTCAGCTCGTCGTACTTGCCGTAGAGCGTGATATCCTTCTCACTACGGAAGGTCTGAGTGCCAGATCCGAGGTGAGCGTAGTGGATATCCAGAGCGTCGTACTCCTGCGTAGGATCAGCTACCATGCCAACAGGGAGCTTGTAGGCGTGACCCAGACCCTGGTACTCATCACCACGGAAGCCGAAGTGGAAGCGCTCCATATCTGCTACTACAGGACCGTTGATCTCGTAGTTGTCAGCATTCGTGTAGTCGAGCTTAACGCGCTTGCAGACGATGTTCGTGTTGTCTGATGCACCAGTCATCATGACACGAGGCTTGAAGCTAAGCCTGTACGTGGGAGCCGAGTGAGCAGGGTTGTAGAAGAACGTCTGATTTTCCTTGAGTACAAGACCATTGATAGCCGTAGCAGCAGCCTTGAGCTGATCAAAGGTCATATCATGCTTAACCTCTACAAGCGTACCGATCGTATCCTCAGTCCCAGCGGTGTCGATGAAGACCTGGACGGCGTTCTCACGAATCTGATACAGCCTCTTAGCGAGATCAAGAACAGCGAGAAGGAAGTTATCCTTGTCGAGGTTGAAGCTCTGATCGTAGTCGAAGTTGATAGACTCAGTGATCTTGTTCAGCTGCGTGTTCGTGTAAACACCGAAGATGTCAACATAGATGTCGACATTCTGCTTTTCTACCGTAGACGTAGCAGGGATCGTGATCTTGTAGCAATCCTTGTGATGACGAAGCTGTTCCTTCTTCGTGAGGCGGATCTTGTTGATGCTCGCCAGAGGAATCTCGTCAGTGCGGACAACACCATTGTGCGTGCGATACTCGAAGTACATGTAGCCGCCCTCGTCATTGATAAACAGCTTAGCCTCACCGAGGTCGCCCTTTTCGGGGAGATGATCACTAGGACCAAAGCCAGTGGCCAGCTCAACCTTATTTGCGACATATACCTGTCGCACCTGATTAACCTTGTTACTCATAAATAATTATTTCCATGCAGCACGTGCTAGTTGCACGGCCTGTAAAACGATAGACCGGTGGAGGTACGGATTGAGCTCACTAGTGCGAGCCTTCGTCTCTCCATTTATTGTGAGCCCATCCTGGAGGTCCTCCAAGATGATTGGCTTTGGTATGCGAAGATAACGCATAGAGTAGCCAGAGAAGTCCTTCTTGTAAATGATCTCTACCATGTCACCTGCCATAAGGCGTAGTGGCTGGATGGTAGGACCTGAGAAGGGATTGACAAGCCTCTTAGCGATCTTGTCGTGGCTTACCGGTGCGACTGTGATAGCGCAACCACCGACACCACTGACATACTCGTAGAGGGGCTGTATCATATCCTCTGGTGTGGCAAAGAACCTAGAATAGCTTGTCACGCCCTGGATGCCTTTCAGCTCCCTAGTAGTGGTCGTAACAGACGCTACAGCTTCATAGTCCTTGAGGAGAGTGTGCAGACGAGACCTGTTCTCATCGGAGCCGTCCAGACCAGGGAGATCCTCCCCGCCGATGATAGCGGAGAGGACCTGTTCCTGTGCTGTTGTCAGGAGGCGACTCTTCTCATACTCAGTAAGACCTGGAGCGCTGTTGCTCGACAGGTTGTTGTATAGAAGATCAAACTCGTGAGAGAGCTCCTGTACCGTCATAGTCTACTTTTCTGCGTCCTTAATACTAGCCTTGAGAGTCAGGAGCTCCTCCTGATTCTGGGGACGCGAGAGGTATGCTGATGCATTCTCCAGCGTTGGCTCCTCATCTACATTACAGATGGGCGTGTTGTCCAGACGATAGAACTTACCACCCTTGTTGAAGATGAGCTTGAGAGCTGCAGCCTTCTTGATGACCACCATCGAAGCGAGGTTCTCATTACCTGCTACCTCAATGAAGCGCTTAGGCGACTCCTGTGCGACCTTAGTCAGCTTGTTGAGGAGGAAGGATCTATCAACCCTGAGAGACAGTGCAGCGCCTGTGAGACGCTCCAGAACGGCGCGCATGGTGTCACGGTCGTCCCTGATGCCATTGAGGAGCATGATAGCGTTGATAGAGAGGTCTGCCTCTTCCTCAATGCGCTTAGCACGCTCATCCTCAAACGACAGGAGATACAGATGCTCAGAGTCGGGATTCTTCCTGTGTTCCTCAGCCGATGTAGCAATGATATGCTTGTTAGCTGCAAGGACCTTATACTCGATGTACCCTTCAGGCGTGCTGAGGTCAATAGACTTATCCTCAGCGTTGAGCTTGATAGAGTAGTTATCCCAGTAGTTGTTCACCCTGAGGTAGCTGGAGAGGGCATCCTTGGGGAGACCCATCAGCTTAACAAGGCATTCCTGCTCTTCCTCAGTCAGAACCTGCACGTAGGATCCATCGATCTTAACAGGTACACAGATCGTCACTGTAGCACCAGGAGCCCTACCGGAAGCCAGAACGTGGTTCTTGCTGGTTACCAGTGGGGTCTTCTTGGGGATCATCGTGACATTGACCCTCCTATTAGGTAGCGAGAACCCGCCCTCGTTCTTCACGAGGACGGACTCTTCGATGTTGGTTGATTTCTTTGCCATTTCTATTCTATGTATTCTTAGTTAGCCTTAGTCCCTGAGGATCGAGGGGATGAACGACATAACGCGCGAAGCATCACGGACACATACACCCATCGTAGCGGTGCGAGTGAACTGTACGCTATCCTCGTCGTTAGCAGAGTGCTGGTAAGAACCACCACCATAAGCGCTCAGAGCGTGACTCATCAGCGTGCCTGCGACGTTGTACCTCGTCGTACCCACGATGACAGAGCGGTGTTCTTCTGCACCCTTAGGCTGTACAAGCTGGATATTGGGGTTATCCGTCGTACCGCAGTCGAAGAGGTCGAAGCGGTGAGAGAACGCCGTACCACCCTGGGGATGAGAGATCTTGTTACGAACGATGTCATCGTACATGCTGTCGATGTCAAGAGTGATCGTGACACCGTTAGGAGCACGGTACTCAGTGAACTGGTAGCCTGCAGACATAGCGTTGTCATGGTAAGGACTGTTCGTCCTCGTGACAGCAGGAGCGTTACCATCACCGATATAAGCCCAGCCCTTGACAGAGTCAGAGACAGCCTTGTGGAAGGCGATAGCACCATACTCACCTGTGCGGAGGATGTACTTACGTTCGCCGAACTCCTTGTTATCGACAGAGAAGTCTACCAGTGCGCGTTCGAACATCTCGATGTTGAACTTCGTGTAGTAGTGCTGGTTGCCGTAGGAGATCTGCTCGTAGAGGCCTGCGCCAGTCTTGATCTTGTTACCAGAAGCACCGAAGAGCGTGAACTCACCATTAGCACCCTTGGTAGAGCGACCATAGGCAAGCATGTTAGCCTTCATTTCACGGAACTGGATTTCAGCAAGCCACTCGGTGTAGTGTACCCAAGCCTCCTTGATCTCAACCTTGTTGCCGTTGTCGGGGTCGATGAAGGGATAGAGGAACATCATACCACTGTTCTCCTTGACGAAACGCTCAGAAGCAACCTTGTAGTCGAGACGGATGTTCGTGAAGTTGTTACGCATCCTATTAGCCTCACCGAAGCGGATGCCGCCAACGCTACGAGACATTTCACTCTCGATGATCGTGTGAGAGTAGCTGAACCTACGACCTTCCAGAAGCTCCCTTGCAGGGATACCATTCTCATCACCGTTAGCGAGGACTACACGGTAGACAACCTGCGAGCCTTCGTTGACAGGGTGATCCTGGATGTGGAGAGGATAGACTTCGTTCTTCTCACCCATGATGATCTCACCCTTGAAGAAGTAGTCTTCGGGGAAGACCAGGTAGAAGGGAGAGAAGTTGCGACCGACGTTGCCGTAGTTTTCGTCGATGATAGCACCGCTCTCGTCGCGAGCCTGGATCAGAGGGATATTACGCCTATAGCCGCCTACTACGTCCCACTCGTAGTCGTTGGTCGTTTCTACGTACTTGATGGGGAACTTGCGCAGGAAAGCCTCGAGGTTGCTACCCTTTGAATTTCGTGACACAAGGTTAACCATAAAGTCCGCCAGAAGCTGGGGAGAGCGATAGCCGATGGATGCGAGGTGGTTCTCGGTCGTCAGACCAGTCCACCCAGAGGTCCTTGCTACCTGTAAGGGCTGGAGCCCATTCTGAATTAACTTACTCATATATTACTATCTGATTTTAACAGGGGTGCCATCTATCAGATGTGCGATGGGCCCACCACTGCTGACTAATTGCGAGTTACCACGCCTCTCTGGCGTGCGTAGCTTAGCTTCCAAGGCAGACATCTTTGAGGAGACCTCCTTCTGTACTGCCTTCTGGCCGATCTTAGACAGGTCCTTGAAACCATCCGTCAGAGCGAAGAGCACGCCTACATTGCGAGAGAATGACACAGGGTCACTCTGCATGGCGTACTCTAGTGCGGTGAGCGTCTGTCCAGTGGACTTATCCTTGTATGCTGGTTCTGTGAGAGCCTTGTATGCGAGATCACGGATAGCGTTATCTACACCAAGCGTCTCATAGAAAGAGTTATCTTCTAACACAGCTGAACGGAGAGCCTGTGCGTGCATCTCGATCTGAGCCTGCTGTTCCTTAGCCTCAGCTTCGCGCTGAGCAAGGAGGTTGTTGTAAGACCTCACGTAGAAGTCCTTGCAGTCTTGAAGGGCATCGACAGCGTCGGCTACATCAGTGCCGGCATTGATAGACTTCTCTACCTCGCGCTTTGCCCTTTCCTCAGAGAACCCCTTGTTGACATACGACATGTAGATAAGCTCACGTCGGGTGGATTCGGCTTGCGCGTCATTCTCCTTAGTGAGCTGGTCCTCGTCGATACTACTCAGGGTATCAATGATGTTAGAGTACTGTGTGTACTCATCGACAGTGACGTTTGCAGCCATAGCCTCCTCAAAACGCTTAACCTTATCGCCAGCGCGGTTAGCCGCCTCCTGGTCAATAAGGTCTGAGAGTTGGTCTGGGGTAAGCTCTCCGCCAATCTCCTTGGGGTCGATGAACTTGAGGACGTTTCCCTTTACGAGGTCCTGAGCAAATGCGGAGTACACGTCTCCGCCAAGGTTATCACCTTTGACTTCTTCCTCATGGATAGGTTCTACGCCTGGTTCTTCGGGCTGCGGTACAGCTGGTTCTTCGCCTTGCTTAGGCTCTTCCTGGGGTTCAGGTTCAGCGTTGCCATCTTCTGGAGTCGGCTCGCTGAGCTCGCCTCTGAGGAAGATATCAGGAAGTCCTACTGGCCCACCTGAACTGACATCTGCTACACCTTGGGGTTCTGCAGGCTCTTCGTACCTACCGTCCTCAAGACCAAATGAAGCAAGACTAAATTCTTCTGGATTCATGTTCTTTCTCTTAATATGTACTACAAGGCTCAGAAACGCGCTCTGTTAGCCTCGCGTGATAAAGATATATATTTCCTCACCTTTTTGCTGAGAAGCCTTTAGGCGGGCTGTGAGAGCCCCAGACGTGGCCTTAGAGTCTACAAGTCCACCAACGACCTTATTCTTACCTACGAGGATACAGCCGGACGTGTGGTCCTTGTTATTGCCTGCGTGGATAAGGATGCCGTCAAACTCAGGGACATTGAGGAGACGAGGAAGCTCCTTACCGAAGCGTGGGGACATGTTGACAACGACCTTGTACTTACCATAGGGGATGGCGGTCTCATGCATGACCTTACGCTCGCCATTGTCAAACCTGCCATTCTCATTCAGGTCCCTCACCTTATCCTCTAGCGTATCGCAGAAGTAAACACCATCGATGTATAGCTTACCAATAGTGTACGTCTCTTTAAGTGCGACTCTCTTTAGTTCAATCTTCATAAGCCTTAGGGTATCTGATCAGCATTAGCATCGAGATTCTTTGTCGATTCTCTCACGAGGCTAGCCAGCTCAGCAATCTGAGCCTTGAGGTCTGAGATCTCCTCCCTCTGCCTGCTGATCTCCTCGCGCTGCTTCTCGATGCTCTCGCGCTGTTTCTCGTTTTCCTCAAGGAGAGCTATAAGCCTCCTCTTGTTGTCTTCGGAGAGCGTCTGATAGAACTCAAGGCTCTCCTTCATGTTAGCTACCTCGATCGCCCCGGTCTCCGCTTGGTACTTCTTCTTGGTGAAGATGAACGTCACGAAGGCACTGATAGTCGAGGTGACTATACTGATAATACTGCTAACGATAAACTCATGCATCTTTAATTTACAATCTCAACGAACCTACTACCTTCCTCACTAATGTAGGGGTTCAAGTCCTTAACGTCAACGATGACCTCCGTGCTTCTCTTCTGGAACCAACGGATGAAGAAGATCTTCGATGGCTTGCGAATAAACCTGCGCGTATGTACTACGATGTGCTTCTTTGATAGCACTGACAGGTCCGTTCTTAGAGTATCTGGGTAGCGTAACGCCAGCCTTAGCTTGTACCATTCATCTCCTAAGATAGTATCTAAGGAGACCCCAGGGGCAAATATAGTATCGCGCAGGACCAAGGTATCCTTAGTCGAGAATGCAGACCTGAACTCAGCAAGAGCCTTCAGATCCTTGTCCTTAACCTTCAGCTCCTTCTTGGTCTTGAGGAGAGCGATGCTAATGCTATCACCTCTCTGCTCAAGCTCATCGATAGTCATCCTGTATAGCTTGCTCTGATTCTTCAAGCTATCTGATGCGGCTATCTCTGCGCGAAGATTTCCATACGCTCTCTCTTCCTCAATGCGAAGTCTCTGGTTTTCATTCCTGAGGAAGGAGGCGTACCCTACCGCCGATAACGTGATAGCTATCAACAGTAGGGTTACGTTCACCTTCATAGTTTTATACCTGTGGGGCCTTAGCGAGTACGAAGAGGTGCTGCTTCTTCTTCGTTTCCTCAGGAAGGGCATTATATTCCTCAATACTATTGAGGTAAGTGATCTCCTTCTCTGACTCAAGCTGAGTGATCTTAGCTTGCAGCTGCTGGATCGTAGACTCAAGAGTAGCGATCTTACCCGCGTTCTCATCAGCCTTACCCTTAGCCTGGGTAATCGTCTGTCCTTGCTGCGTCACTGTACCCTCGATGGTCTGGAGCTTCAGTTTCTGCGCATCGACAGCCTGCTTGCTAGCTTCTACAGCTGCAGGGTCAGCAATCTCCCTCCACTTACCAGTGGTAGCATCTACTGAGTTAGAGGACTGGAAGACGTAGTGCTTCTTCGTCTCCTTACAGAAGGACATGTGACCTTCATCGATGGTGTCAACTACAGCCTTCATGTCTGAGAGCGTAGCGAACTGGTCGCGCTCAAAGTTGGGGAGATCCCCTTCATAGCCAAAGGTGATGGCTACGTTCTTGAAATTACTTGCCATATATATTACTTAACAAAAGTGAATGGAATTTCCTGGAGCTTACGCGTAGAGCCGAATGGTGCAGCGATAGTGTAGACAAGGTAGTCAACACCGTCAATGCTTACCGTAGTCTCATCGAAGTTCTCCCTGATATCATCATTCGAACCATCGATGATCTTGGTGACAGCACCCAGACTCTTAGGATATGCGTAAGAGAACTTAGAGTTCTCGTGAGACACTACAGTGATCTGCTTGAACACCTCTGCAGGTGAGGAAGCGACGGTAGCCGTCAGAGCCTTGATGTCAGCCGCGGTGATAGGATGCCCTTCCTCACCAATACCACTCCTATGAGGGTACTTACCGAGGTAGGTAGTGTAGGACTCAGCCACTGGCCTCTTCTTCATACCTACGATCCAGTAACCGGGCTTGGCTGGCTTGGTGACAGTCCACTCGCCATACTGAGGATTAGCCTGTCGTACACCATCGATGAGCGTGTAGGTGACGTTGCGCTGACGCTCACCGACTACAGGCTGGATGGAGACGATGACATCCTCAAAGGCGTTGTTGTCGTACTGGTTAGGTCCGTTAGGTCCTGGCTGTACAGCTTCCTTCTCTACCACTACCTGCGTAGTTACCACAGGACGCTTCTTAGCACCACGCCTGCGCATCTCTGCCACGCCTGGGGTATGGACGTCGCTCTTCGTACGCTTGGTCCCTGTGGGCTTGCCATTGCGATACAGCTCTTCCTCAATGAGGACTCGCTTACCGAGGACGGCGGTGCGTACGACAGTTGACTCATCTGCATACAGCGTAGGATCGGCAGCCGTGTCCCACTCTACAGGAAGGGGAGCGTCAAAGGTTGTCTTAGCTGGGAGCTCACGCCATTCCTGCACGACATTCTTGGAGATGAGGAAGCTAGTACCATTGTTGTTCTGGATCTTGATGGTGTCGTCATCGACCCACTCACCAGAGACGGCATAGACATCCTGCTTGCGCTCAAGCTCTGCCTGCTTAGCCTTGACAGCCTTGAGTTCGTTAGTCAGGTCCTCAATGGTCTTGAGGAGAGAAGAAGGATTGAAGATCGTATCCTTGTCCTCCTTGTTCTCAAGGACCTTCACCCTACGTTCAAGGGCTTCGAGATTGCCGTTCTCTACAGCGAAGGGTACACGGAGCACCTCATCAAGGGAGCCATCAGCATCAACCTCAGGACTAAGACCTACACGGAAGATCAGCTCACCACCTTCATAGACCACACTCTTGAGGCTCCTATCGGGACCACCCTGACGATTGCAGATACCTGAGGCGCTACCAAACTGCTCGAGCTTATGTACGAGCTGGCCATTACGCATGTAGCTCACCTTCATGAACTCGCGGAACGTGCCGGGAGCATCATCGTTAGGTACAAGGTAAATTACCCCTTCCTCAGCCATCTCAGGTACGCCAAGGAATGCCCTGGTCTTCACCTCATAGCGGAAAAGCCCATCGATCTTCGTCTGAAGAGCGTGGAGCTTACCTCGGTCATCAATGAACTCAGTGATGAGGTCCTGACCCTGCATCCTGATGTTATAGGGCTTGTAGAACGTATCCTTGTTGGCGCCGATGGGAGACCAGTGCTTGGGATTAGTGATCTCCTTACAGCCATCGCTACATGAGCCGGTGTACTGCCTTGTGATCACCTGGCCTGCACCATCTACCGTGGTGATGACGAGACCACGACGACGAACGCCGCGTGGGATCTGCCTAAGGGTATCCTTGAGACATCCTCGCCAAGGGAGATAGATATGGTTGGCCATGGCGAGGACATAGTCGAGACGCTTACCTGTGTACCCATCAAAGACAGCCTGCATGACGGTCTGAGGATAGACAGGCTTCTTGCTCTCCATAGAGCATGGTGTTTGCTCTACGCGCCTGTAAAGCTGTTCGACGTGAACCTTCTTAGGCTCACGCTCAGGTCGCTTATATACCTCCTTGTTACATCCGCAACTCATATTCTATAAATAATCTGGTTCTTGTTCTTCCTCAGTGCAGACGATATAGTCTTCCAAAGGCTTGGTATCATTACCAACGTAGACTCTCCATCCCTTCCTTGCGAGCGTGCCAACCATACCACCAGTCATATAGGCTTCCCACTTCTCAGGGATCCTAAGACTGAATGATGGACCGAGGAGGAAGAGTTCATCCTCCTTGCCATTGACGTAGAGAGACTGATCCCTCATGTTGTCGAGGAGGTAGACTACAGACTCTCTATCAAGAGACTCAAGGTTCCAGTCAGGATTGTTGGTCGTAGCCCAGTCAGTGACAGCACCTGCGAAGTTGTAGTCCCTATTACCGAGATTCCTAAGCCTCAGACTCTGTATCTGGCTCCTCAGACCACGATAGCCAGGCCAGTTGACCTGACCAGGAGGACAGTGGAAGGCCTGATACAGCTGAGCATCGGTGTAAAGATAAGTACAATCGATGATCGGTTCGATGACAGCCACGTGAGAGTACTTACACATGTAGGAGATACCGCCGGTAGGATTGACAGACCAGCGCTTCTTGTCCTTGTCGTAGTCATCCATACCTGGGTACCACACGGAGAACGCCACAGGATCAACCCTACGGAACCCGGCTTCATCATAGAGTGCTGGATCCTTGATAGTGATCTTACCATAGTCACCGTAAGAGCTGTGACCTACCATCTCAGGAGCGAAGCCATCTTCCTCAGCGTTGAAGACCCTGTTAAAGACCTGCTCAGCGAAAGCGCCAGAGAAGTCCCTACAATGCCTGAAGTTAGCCTTGAGGAAGAACTCATCATAGCTCTTCTGGTTGAGGTAGGAGAACTTGAAACAGTCTGCGATGGTGGTAGGCACTAGACCGAAGAAAGGATAGTCAGCTGACGCATACTTCTTACCCTCATAGCCAATCTTGAGCTTACAAGGAGAGAAGTACACCTCATTCTTCATTCGCTCAGGATCAGTGGTAGTACCACGCACACCCTTGAACATCGCGTGACAGTTATTGATATGCCCTGACTTGAACGTGATGCTAGGGTTCACCTTAGCGCAAGCAAAGGCAGCTCTGGCTGAGATACCATCAAAGACTGATGTTGCTGGACCTGGGTCCGCCTGAATAGTCATCTTCAGCTCTTCCACCTCTGCAGGCATGTGGTTACCTACATTCTCAAACTCTTCTGCGCCAAGACCGCCGAAGTGCATACCTTCATTGCCGAGGAGATTCTCGATGTTCCCAGCGATAGGATAGTTAGCGAGAACGTCCTTGAGGAGGAGAAGGATCTTCTTAGAGTGCTCGTTGCGAGGGAGAGCATACATTAACCTCAGCCATCCTCCGAAGAGCGAGTCATGGTCAGTGACAAAGTTCGTCTCTGGGTCAATGCAACGATAGAAGGCTAGCTGTGGAGCATTCTTCAACTCGTAGAAGAGTGGGATCCTCGTCTCCGTATCTTCATCGCCTCTCCTCAGCTTCATATTGAAGTGGCAGAGATGATACTTGATTGCAGGATAGCTATACCTACCATTCTCGAAGCTGTCGAAGATCTCCTTTGTGACTAGGCTTGAGGGGACAGCTGCGTCAATGATGTTAAACATCAGCGCAACACCAAGGTCTATCTCCCTATGGTAGACATGCTCACCACCAGAGTACATGTCAAGGACTAGGTTCTCCCAGGGATTACCCTTATAGTCGTACCTAGTAAGCTCTCCAGCCTTAGCGATACCATCATAGAGGATCAGTGGGTCCACCTTCCTAAGCTCAGGCACACTGCGGAAGATGAGGTTGGGCATATTAGCCACAACCTCCTCAGATGATGAACTGCCAATGACAGTGCCATCAGCCACAGTGATACCGCTGCTAGACCTCAAGAGATTCTTGGTAAGAGCCTTGAGGGACTCTATTATGTTTTCTTTAGATATCATAACTGATTATTAAATATGATCAGAATATCCTTCATCGTGAACATCCCTGACAAGTACACTCACACGCTGGTCTCCATTGGGGAGGACTAGTGTATACTGCACGAAGGCGAACATACCATTCTCATCAGGCGTGTCACCGTAGAGGTGATATGCTGATGGGAAGCGGAACTCTTGTGTCGTGTACTCTGTGGCGCCAGAGGTATCGATACCCATCTTTGCGCCGAGAGTCTTGAGGTAAGCTACGACTTCAGCCTTCGGCTTATCGCTATGACTGAAGTCTGAATTGCGGAGCTTATATGATGCTTCATCCATCTTCTTTAGATCGGCATTAGACATAAAGACGAAGTGCGTAGAAACAGGAGCCGCGCCGTTAGACTTGATAGCATTAGCTACGATGTAAGCACGATTATTCTCAACCTCTGTGAGGTCAAGGACATCGTCACCGGCGTATCCTACCAATGAATGGACATCATTGACAACAGCCTTAGGCTGCAGGTTAGAGTCGTACTGCAGAAGAGCAAACCTGGGGTAGAGGCTATCTACGCCCCCAGGGATATTAGCCTTCTTCCTGTAGTCCTCTGCATTGACAGTAAGCTCAAGGAAGCTCTTACCACTTGTGGAGAGAACCTTGATCCAACTAGATGGAGCACCAGCGACTGGCTTAGCTGAGCTACCTCCGTTCTGCATATCCATCCAGACGTACTCACCAACACGTGGTGTCCACTCTGGTTGACCTTCCCTACTGTCATTCACTTGCGTCTTGCTGACAACCTGGCCATTAAGGGGAGACCCTGGCTTGACGATTCGGCAGATCCTATATTTGATTTTTGCCATACTTAGAATTACGATTAGTATTACGACTGCTACTGCGATCTGAAACGCGAGCTCCATCATGCATAATACTTGATAAAGCCATACCTCCATCCATCTTCATCCTTCCTCAGGAGCCTAGAGGCTGTGTAGGTAGAGAAGGTGGGACGCACTTCAACAGTGGCACTACCAGAGAAGGACGAGCCATCGAGGAACTCAATGGTGTACGTCACTTCCTGTGTTGGATAGCCTGATGCGTTGGTGTTAGGCATCATGAGGTCACCCCAGTTAGCTTCCCTAGAGAGAATGGCTGAGTTAGCGCGTCCATAAGGCAGGGGAGCGGCTGACTGGACAAACTTTTCAACCATAGCTGGGCTATTGAGAGACAGGTCGCCAATCCTGTTGAGTTGATCTGGTGCTACCCTTCTAGCTGTGATAGCCGAGAAGTCCCTATCTCCAGTACCGCTAGGGATGAATACGTTCGTCCTGCGTTCCTCACGAGCTGCGTTGTTGAGGATCTGTCCCCATACGAACTCGTCGATGTGAAGCCTCCTGCCAGCTGAGCCATAGAGATCAAAGTTACCGATCGTCTTGTTATCAGGGAAGTCATAGGTCTCCCTGTCAAGGTGAGGCCTGTAGTCAAACCTGAAAGAGCTCTCGAAGTCACCACACCTGATCTTCAGCCTACTGACGTTGTCCTTCAGCTTATTGAAGGTCTCGTCGGTAATATCGAGGTAAGAGCCAAGCTGAGGACGTACAACAGCGTTGTTCATGCCGTCATTTGTAGCCTCAGCCTGAGCTACAAGGTGAACACCTACACCGATGTGACCGCTGTACATCTCCTCAGAGATAAGCCTCTTGATAGCTTCCTTGTCGGTAGCTACAGGGGTGTCACCCCCACCACCACCGCCACCTTCATTCTCGTCGGCATCGCGGTAGTTCACCACAAGCCCATTGAGCGGATGTCCGGGCTTGTTGATCCTGCAAATTCTAATTCTTGACATACTTGACAAATGGGAAGTTAGATGTTCTTGCTGACAGTTCTCTTACGATGGTGGCCTTATCTACTACAGTGCAGAGGACATCACGATCGTTGTTGATAGGATCAAGGATACCTACACGCTTGTAGACGAGCGTGGTGCGACCATCTCTCACTACCTCACAGAGAGAGTACGTAGCGAGCTCTAGGCGCGAGTACTTGTCGAGGAGTGCATCGATGGTCTTCTCATCGTACCTACGTGCCTCGCCCTTCCTCAGGAGCACTGAGAGGACACCACGAGTGCCGTTGGGAACAACGTCCTCTACGAACTGCACTACATCCACGTAGTCGACAGCGATCTCATTCTCGATGATAGGACTAACGAACTCTTCAGGACCGCACTTCTCGTTGGGCTTATCTCGTTCAGGCATCCTAGTTACAGACAGGATCTTGCCAAAGTCCTTTCTCTTACCATTACCTTCCTCACAGACCTGGTATGCGTAGATCCCCTCTGATAGTCCGGCGTGATACGACGCGAGGTTGTAGTCTGCGCGGTTGAGGAAGACGAAAGAACATGAGGGCTGTGAAGGTTGCTCTGGTTCTGGTTGAGGAGGGTTAGGAGTGGGATCCGGCTGGGGCGTAGGAGGCTTAGGTGTAGGATCAGGGGTAGGGCTAGGCTCTGGTGCAGGTAATACACCACCACCGCTGGTGAAGGTGTACAGCCATTCCCACGTCTGCTTGTTGTCGTAAGAGACATAGAGCTTATTATCCTCTACCTTGAACCTAGGCGTGATACCAGGGGCACCATCCTTACCATTAGCACCGTTAGAGCCGTTGATACCATCACGACCATCACGACCGGGCCTACCATCGACACCATCGCGTCCAGGACGACCTTCAGCACCATCACGACCAGGGAGACCTTGAGGACCACGAGCACCATCAGCACCTCTCTCACCGGGATCACCCTTATCGCCCTTCCTCACTGCATCGATGTACTTGGGATCACCTTCGACATCTACGCAGATCTGGTCCATACGGAAGACCTTGATGACGACGTTCTCGCCGACGCGGATCTTACCATTCTTGAAAGCACCACCGCTGGTTAGGTCAAGGACAGTGTTACTAGGGATGTTGATAGTCTGCCCATCAAGATCGTAGGTATAGCGAACATCATAGATGGTGTTCTCCTTATCGATCATGTGCTGCTCGAGGAGGTTAGTCTTATCGACTATGTTCTTCCTCATGTAGACATACCCATACCCGAGATACTCGGTCTCTGAAGCCTTGCGGTCAGCGAAGGACAGCTCGTTCTTATCGTTGAACTTCAGGTCCTCACTGTTGGGTAGGATGCCAGTCGTACGAATGCCAAGGAGGTAAGAGATGACCTCAGGAGAGAGATCCTCAATACCGATGTTTCCCTTTGCGTACTGCACAGCTTCCTCAAGCATACACCTCGTGACATAGGTCTGTGAGATCACATGACCCTCACTGTCGGCGATAGCCCTATCAGCGATGATCTCCTCGATGGGAGCACCGAAATACTCGGTAGGTTCAGAAACGATGTATCCCTGCCCGGAGATGAAGTCCTGGAAGGGATTAGTGCTTGATGCTTCCCAGAAGCCATCAATACGGCACTTGTACATCGTGGAGGTGACAAGCGTCTCACCTACGAAGGCGTGATCACCTACCCTGGGACGACGGACAGCTGCCTCAAGCTCACGCTTAGTCCCGAAGAGTCCCTTGAAGGAACTTGATCCTGAGGAGAGCCATTCCCAGTTACCCACATTCTTAACATCCTCAGATCGTGTCGATGAGCCGATATACCTCACCACTTCCCACAGACCGGAGTCCATATCGAAGTATGAGTAGACAGATCCCGCCGTCTTGAACGAGGGGATCTGCTTCTTGTCGACGTAATCCATCAGAGCTTCGATAGTCCGTACGCTAGGAGGCACGGAGTGGTAGGTTGACTGATCCACAGAGAGGAGGTCCGCTACCGTGGCCAGGACATTGACGTTGCCCTGCACGATAGGAATCTTCTCATCTCCTCGGAGTGGGGCGGACTCTGGGAAGTCCGTATCCCTCCTACCTGTAAGGGAGGTCATCTTATCCCTTAACTCGAAAATGTTACTCATATATTAACTACTTCTTTTTACCAGATACCACCTTGGCACTGGCTGCCTTTGCAGCTTGCTCCTGGATCTCCAGTTGTCGCTGCTTGTATTTGTTGTTCGCTTCCAGCTTCTCCTTCTCGAGCTTCATCTTCTCATCGAACTGCCTATCGGACTGCTCGAGAGTCTTCTGCTCTTCCTCAGAGAATACGTCATCGTCGATACGGAAGATCGTCTGACCGAAGCCGAACGCTTCCTTCATCTTAGCAATCTCAAGCTGGGCGTCCACTTCACGTTGACTAATTCGGTCCTTGAGATCGAGCTCGGCCATCTTGAGCTGCATTTGCTGTTCTGCAGCCTGTTGTTCAGCTTGCTGTTGAGCCTGTGCCTGCTCAGCCTGACGTTGACGCATAGCCTGCTCACCTTGCTCAATGATGCTTGCCTTCTCAGATATTGAGGTAGACTGGTAGAGTTTGATGATAGCAGAGAAGTCAATGGCCTGATTTTGGAGAGCGGCCTGAGCCAGCATATCCAGCTTCTGATTGATCTCCATCGTCCCACGAGAAGAATCAATAGTGATACCATAGTCGCACTCTGCAAACTCTTCTCCACCGACAGACATGATCTGCCTAGACTGGTCTGGGAGGATGTACTCGAACTTCTTTGACCCATAGCGTAGTGAAATCTTTGCGACCTCGAGGAAGCATTCTAGCGCGCGCTTCTTGACATCCTCGTGAATGGTGAATATCCACTCGGTGATATACGATGACTGCAGTGTGGCGCGCTCAACACCTCCTACAGTCTCCCTATTATAGATCTGACCTTCCCGCTGCCTAGAGATACCTGCCACATCAGACATCTCTTCCTTGATAGAAGCTAGAAGCTGGACGTGGTTCATGATGGATGAGGAGAGGTCAAGGTCGATAGAGGCAGCTACATTGTTGTTCAGCGCGCCTGCCAGCTTACCCTTAGCTACACCAACCTTCCCTTCCTCAAATGAATTGGTCACGACCATCTTCATCTTCCTCAGGATAGACCACCACTTCTCATACTTCATCTCGGCTGGGAGCTTAGCCATATCCAGCTGTACTACCTTACCGATATTGTCGTAGATGATCTTGTTGAGCTTGTCATGCACAAGGTTGTACATGTAGCTATACGGCTTCATCATATCGACGAGGGAGTAAGGCTTGTCCTCGCTGAGGTTGTAGATACTACCTACTATACCGAAGTGACACTTGGAAGGATTAGACAGCCTGTTGAACTGGATCTTCCTGGGACCGAGGTTAGCGTAGATGTCGTCTCCGATGAGGACACCTTCCCAGGCCTCGTTGATGTACATGATCTTCGCTGTCTCACCTGCAAGCTCATCTACCTTATAGTCACTAGGCATGAGTGTAGATACCTCAGCACCGGTCATAGGATCGATAGAGGTGATCTTCTTCACCTGCCTGATAGATTTCCAGTAGACCTGCATGACGCGGACGTTGCCCTCAAAGTCATAAGGTGTGAGACGTGTGACCACATCATTGCCGTTGTAGATAGCTGCATCGTTTGGGCCAGAGTAATGGATACCAAAGCGACCGAACATCTCTGCGACGGTGAAGTTATCTCCTTCACCACCTATAAGTCCTGAGGAAGAGCCAGAGTGTATCTTATCAATCTCTTCCCTTGACAGGCTATCGCCATAGATATCTAGAATGCGTGAAGGAGACCAATAGTCCTCCACCACGACGATGTCAGCATCCTCAATACTTCCCGATGAGCCAGACTTGAAGACTCGTACCTTCATAGGGTCAAGACGTTCGATAGTAGGCTCACCAGCTACGATGTCACATCTATAGATCTCCTCACCTACGATGAGTGCATCAAGGAATCCCTTGTTGAACATCAGCGGCAGTGAGAGTTCAGAAGAGTAGTGCTTGAGGAAGGCATTACCACGGATCTCACGTAGGTCCTGCCACTTATAGGCGTACCTATGCTGTATCTCGTTGAATGCTTCCTTGAGTTCAGCCTCATCAGTGATACCTGACTCCATGACAGCCATGATATTCTCCATCACCTGCTGCTTCTTCATCTCCTCCATGTCTGACACCGCGGTGGGGTTGGTCACGATGACACGATAGTCAAAGGGCCTACGCGACTCTTCACCGAGGAGGACGTTGATCTTAGAGTTGATGATGGGGAAGTGCTGAATCTTACCAGGCGCATCAGTATCCTCAAAGCCATAGGGATTGAAGAAGGCCAGCATATCTTCCTCATGTATGATACCATTCATGAGGTCATAGTTGATCTTCTTCCTTGCGATGCTGTGTCTTACGGACGATGAGGAAACCACAGAGGATGTACCCTTCGCCCAGTCCACGCACTGGATACACCAGTCACGTGTCTTCTTGCTATTAGGGAGATTCTGTTGAGGAAATCCACCCTTTTGTTTCTTTTCGTTCATACTAACCCTGATAGACTATTTAGGCTTAAAGATAAGGTTTGCGCCTACCGCCACGTAGATTGCGATCAAAGAAGCTCATCTTCTGATCTATCTCTTCTTGCTTCTCCTCATCATGCTCTTGGAAGTTAATAAGCATCGACTCGCGGTAGAGCATGAGGATACCCATCGCTGACACACGGTCAAAGTTACCTATGTCGTTCCAGGCTATCAGCTCTTGAAGAAGAGCACGATTCTTTATCCGACAGAGATTGGGTATCTCATAATCATAGACCTCACCCTCATCTGTCTGACGCGTGACACTCACAGGCATGACAAGCCACTCAGCTAGCTTCTTCCTAGCGTAGGCGTTGATACCGGCTGTAGCGGTCACACCCTTAGCTGCATTACCAATAGGCCTAGCCTTGAGGAGGTCTCTATCACGGAGGAACTCTAGGGTATCCTCAAGGAGGTGTGTGAGGTTATACCTTGAGCAGTAGGCGAATAGACCCTTCTTGTTATTCTCATAGCAGATACGGCAGTCGTAGAGGATAGCTATGTCACAGCACGTGCGGTAGAAGTCATCCGAGAAGCTAGGCCTACCTGTGTACTCACATACGATCTCATCAGTGAATAAGTCCAGCACGAAGAACGATCCTAAGGAGGAGGTGTCTGCCTGGTCGTTATCGTATGGGTCCATACCAGCGATGTACCTACCTTGCTGCACCTTGCCATCAGCATCCTTCTCTGGCATAGCGAAGATCTCGACATGCCCTGCAGACTTATTGTCTGGCAGTGGGAAGTTACGTATGGGCAGGTCACTGACAGGATGCACACTCACGTCATAGCCCTTGCGCGACAGCTCACAGGAGATAACACCTGCGTAGAAGGAAGGATCATTGTCAATCTCTGCGAGCCTCTCTCTCAGCGCGTGAGAAGGGAAGTAGCTAGCCTTGACCTGCAGGATAGCCTCCTGAGGAACGATAGGCATTTCCGCTATCCTTCGTATCAGCGTGTCCTGGTTGGTCGTGCTGTACTTGATGCGGTACCTGTCCATGAGGATCTCATAGAGAGCGAGAGTCACGTCAGATACGCCATCCTTATTGTAGCACCCCTTACGATTGACGTATGCTGGGAAGAAGAAGCAGAAGCGATCCTTGGTCCCACCAGTGGCCTTGTCATAGACATTAGGCACGTTGTAGACCTTGTACGCTACAGGGTGGTACATGATCTCCTGGGCTGAGGAGAACTCAGACGCATCAGAACCAGCCGTACCTACACCATAGATAAGCGCGAAGGTTACACCACCTTCCTCAACAGAGTACATGATTGTGTTGTACAGGTCGATGAGGGAGGGGAAGGAACCGAACTCCTCGATGAAGATCCAGCCACGCTTACCACGCGCCTTAGAGTCATCGTCCTTGACAGGCAACCCCATAACGACGTTGTTCTTACCCTCTACGGCTCCAGTATGAGGATTGACGTATGCACATCGCCACATCATATCGCTCATGCTGTTCCTCACGAGACTATTGGGCCACTCAGTATGAGACCTAGCGAAGTTCATCATCGGCTCAAACTTAGAGAGCGTACCATCCTTGTCTTGTAGGTACTCCTTGATATAGCCGAGGAGCACGCTAGTCACGCGCTTCTGAACCTTCTTAGACTCACCGACGAGCAGACGCTTAGCCATTAGAGAGGCCAGAGAGTAGGACTTACCTGCACCACGACGAGCTAGCTCAAAGGCGTGATTACCACCCTGGAAGGCATTGTACATACCTCCGTTACGCGCTTGATGTAGATAGTGGTATCTCCAGTACACACCCTCCCACATCTCAGGAAATGCCTCCACGCGGTCAGCAACACCGGGCTGGTCCTCTCTGATCCTAGAGACCATGATGGGGCTGTAGTTGAGGTAGTAGTACAGATCACCTGTTATCCACTCACCATCAGACTCTCGCACGTAGCCATCGAGGACTCTCCTTGTCTCCTCACGGAGCCATTGCCCGAAGGGAGACGAAGGGTTGGTATTAGGCTTGAGCTTGGTGTAACAGCCGTGCTTCTCGAAGTGTATGGCTGCGGGCCTGAAGTAGTCCATATCCTCAATGATGTGAGGATGGGCTATGTCTACTATGATACGACCGCGCTCATCACGTGGGAGGTCCTTAGCGCGCTTGCGGAGTGGGCTTATGAGATATTGGATGAAGGGGACAGACTGAATGAAGTCATCCATCTGTTCCTTCACCTCCTCAGGCATGTCAGGTGTGAGGACCTCTAGCGGTGTCTGATATTCATTAAGCTCAATCGTCATCGTCACTAAAGTCAAAGGCATCCTCACCCACAGCCTTCCTCATGCTACCTCGGATAGCTGAGCTCTCCTCAATATCAGAGTTCATGGTCTTCTCTACCTCGTTAAGGGTAGACACCAAGGCTGGTAGCTGCTTGATGGTATTAGTGATAGTGTTCGGCTGATAGATAGGCTTACCCTTGTCATCCACAGCGTGGAAGTCTATCTCCTCTAGGAATGCCGAGAGTTTGTTTATGAGTCCCCTTGTGCTATCCAGTAGCTTAGCTGATACGGGCTTGAATGACTCATAGAATGTGATAGCCTCTGTAACGAGAGGGGATGGGGCCCATCCGGACTCCATCCCTAAACCCTCTACGATCATCTTTGTCCTTTCCTCAGGATCATTGTACATCTGGTACTCTGACCTGGGGTCGGCAAAGAAGTATATGAATGCCAGCTCCAGCTGTGCCGTGACCTTATTCTTGGACTTATCCTTCTTCCAGATATCGGCGAACGGCTTTAGGAGGTAGGCTTCCTCGGAGATCACTATGTCAAGCCCTTCTTTCTTGAAGAGCTTGATCATAAGATAATCCTCTTGTCAGGTACAATTATCTTAGAGGTGTGCTGCTGAGCGGCTGTCGCAAGCTCATTCTGCGATGTGATCTCCGTTTCCAGGATCTCTGCTTCAGCCACACCATAGAGGTCTCCTTCGGTAACAATGAGACATTCTACGCCACCGATCTCCAGGGCTGGTAGTTCGATGTGGGCCTGCTCACCTTCACCGCGGAAATGCCTCATGATGTTCACAAGGACGATATCTCCAGGCTCACAGGTCCTGACGCTCGTACCCACATAGACAACACGCATAGGCGTGATCTTAGGGTCGAGGTACTTCATGATGATGTTCCTCTCCTTGAACTTTGAGTCAGCCAGGACGTCCACATCTACAGGAGAGACAACCACGTGATTGAATGAGGGCTTAAAGCTCTTGATCAGTAGGCCCTTCATCTTCGTCTTGATTTCTTTCATTCTTCTTATTTCTAAATGCGCCCAGGCCGTGGATGTTCACAGCCTTCGGGCTTCGTTCTTTGATTATGTCCTTTACCGCGGCCCAGTACCCATTGTAGATGGCTTCTACCTCATGAGGAGAGAGGCCATAGGTCTTGGCTACCGCGATGTAATGGTCTCGTAACGCCTTGCTTAGCGTCTTGCTATTCAAGATCATGATACGAAGATACTACATTCTACTTCTTGATAGGCTCATACTGCTTCTCTGCAGCTGCCTTACGCTTCTGGTGATAGTAGTCAAACGCTTCCTTCCTTATCTCGTCTCTGATGGACTCATTCTCGCCACCTCGCTTAGTAGCGGTTGAGGAGAGATAGCTATCGAAGACCTGCTCGAACCTCTTATACTCAGGTGACTTAGGGTTGTTACCTGCGTGCTTCTCAGCGTACGCCTGCCTGAGGGTATGCATGTAGACTGGGTACCTGTCATCACCTGGGTAGTAAGCAGCCATGTTCATCATAGGATCCTTGTTATAGCCGCGCTCCTTTGATGGGTTGTAGAAGATCTCTGCAGGTGTCTGGTCGAGTGCAGCCTTCTCCAGCTTGCCTTCCTTGTAGAGCTTAACTGCCTCTTCCTCAGCTGAGTTGACAGCGAGGTAAGAGTTAGGTACACCTTCCATACCGCGCATCTTAGCTCGGACAAACAGGTCTGCCATCATACGACCGCGTGTGTCCTTGCCGTAAACCTTATCATGATCAACATTGCCATCGGGAGTGTATCCCTTGAGGAAGTTGTCAACAGGCTTGTGTACAGCATCAAGAGCTAGCGGACCTCCGAGCACAGTACTAAAAACGCTCGATGTTGGTCCAGCTACACTCTCTGCCGTATCATCAGATGCTCCAAAGAACTTCATGATAGCCTTAGTACCACTCTTGATGGCCCCCTTCACTTCTTGCCCTCCACTGAGCACAGTTCTAGAGAAATTGGATGCACCACCCACGATGTTGTCACCTACGAAGTCTGGGTTGACAAGTCCTGCACGACTACCTATCCTATAGCCTTTGACATCACTACCCATCTCACCGGTGTGATACCTGGGCAGCTTCTCAGGGTCATACTTTGCATGTAGTGACGCATTGGCAGCTAGAGCCGCTAGCCCTGCGCTTACAACGGTAGCCGCTGGTCCGAAGTTCTTAACGATGTTAGAGTACTTTGCAAACTTAGCGAGCTTAGCACCCTCCCTGAGAGCCTTACCACCGACGATAGCTCCCTCAGCATTAGCTGCCTTACCAAACCAAGAGCCAGCCCTCTCAGCCTTATCTGCATATTGAGTGGCACGCTCGGCAATAGGTACTATCACTTCCTTCCTCATGACCCTATCAGCGATATTCCTACCTACAGCGGCAACACCATAGCCAGCCCTCACAATGGGCTTCACAAGGGTCTTACCACCAGAGTAAGCAGCATTGACACCCACCCTACCGGTGATAGCGGCTAGTGTAGCACCTATAGACCCTATAGCCCCAGCATTAGCTAGCTTAGAGACGATGTTACCGGTGTCACCATCGTTAGCCACGTTGTTAGGCTGGCTTATGTACTCGCCAAACCCAGTAGTGTTGACAGAACCATTACCACTACTATAGAATCGCTTGACCTTGGTAGAGTCAGCGGCACCACGTAGAGGTACTGATATTTGTGGTTGATTATCTTTTGCCATATATGTATGTACTATGTTATGCCACAAAGGTAAGGCATAACTATATGGCCTGAGGAAAGAGGACATTGTGGTGGCGTATAAAAGAGCGACGCCCACCCTATGGAAAGGTGAGCGTCATTGCGAGGTCTCGGTGTCATCGTCCGACCTCTACTCGAAGGTAGCCTGATATACCTTCGTATTGGCAGGGGATCTTAGGCAGGTCTTTGGTGTCCCCCATTTGTGAGTAATAAAGTGTACCGAACGGATCACTGAATCGCCGCCATCTCACACCACTATCCGCTTGACCTACCTATCAGTTGCGGACCATCGCCTTCGGGGATAGGCCCCTACAAGCGCAATGTGTTGCTGTCTTCCTCATGAGGAAAGAGCAGTAATAAGACCTGACCGTAGGGAATCAAACCCTATCCCCGTCAGGAGTACCTACAGTACCAGTCAGTGTAGAGTGTGGGGGAATCGAACCACCGCGGCACCGCCACCCAGCACAGCTAGGCCCAAGCCTTTGGATCACACTCCAAGCCCCGAGGGGCAGAGATAAAAGATAAGATACGATGCAGAAAGGTCGCCACCCTTCACCGCAAAGGTATATATAATCCCCAACCTACCAAAACACCATGCGCCACTCTCACGAGTAGCGCACAGCTGATAGACAAACTTGAAATGGAAATTATGGGGCTAACCCCACAACCCAAGAATAACGATAAGATTTATTACACAGCAAAGATACCACCCTTTCCTCAGATACCCAAAAGCAATACGCACCACCTTCCCAGGCAGTGCGTACCAAAATCAAGCATACACTTGATTAGCTATTTACCTATTATATCCACGACACAAAGGTACAAAAGATATGCGCACCACCCATGAGAGTGATGCGCAGACCCAGTTTAACAACTAACCTAAATAGTATGGGAGACTCAACACCACAAAGATACACCTTTATACGAGAACATGCACCACCCCGAGGAGCAGTGCATGTAACCCTAACTAAACAATCAATATGAAGCCAATTACCTACCGCCACAAAGATAATACATATCAAAGAAGTATGCACCACCCCATATAGAGATGATGCATACAAACAATGGCACACACGAGGGGAAGACTCCCCTACCGCAAAGATATGCATAAAAGCGATACGCGCTATCTTCACAGACAACGCGTACCAATACTTAACTATAAACCAATGGAAATATGATGTGCTGGGAAAAAGCTCAAAACCCAGCAACACAAAGGTACACATAAAACAAATACGCGCTACCCATCCCGGGCAACGCGTATCTAACCGATAAATACCAAACAGTTATGTCGAAACTTCTCACACCAAAGATACATACTTCTTCCTCCTCAATCAAAATACTCAGGATAGCCTGCACCCTCCTCAACCAAAACACCAACACCACTACACCTCAGCCACACCGCACATACCGCTAAGTCCGGCACCTACACAGCACCCACTCAAGACCACTAAGTGCATCCACTCCCTCTTCCTCAACTAGAATACTCATACCAATCTTATTGATGACCTCCGATTTAGGGTTACAAAAAAAATACCAGAAAAAAATTTGAAAATCGGTCAGTTTATTTGCGCTAACAGCTCCCGCTTCGGACCCCTCCCGCCTCTGACGATCCTGGTTGGTACCCCCGGTGGTATATGTTATTCCCCGTCAGGGAGCGATGGGTACCACAACGAATGTGGGCACCCCACCGCTGAGCATAGCGAGCGACACACGTCATAGCTCGCACCACAGACCTCACCAGTGCAGGACGCTGGCCAGGTCAACAGAGCCGCGGACACAGAGTCCAGTGTGCAGCTCAGCAAGGATATATCCACACTCCACATCAAGGGTGTATTACCACTCTCCTTTCCTCAGGAGATAATACACCTCTTCTCTGCGCACGGCATTCCGTGTGATCAAGGCAACAACACCCAGAATAGCTATTGTGATGACGGCTCTGATGGGAAGGCGTGAGGTGGGGGCTTACCGATGAGGTGGGCTGGACTCTTCTCCGCCTTTTCTGTCTTTCTGTGGGTGATGTCTGTAGCTGATGCTACAGCTATACTTAGCTGTTGTTGCCTTGTTAATCTGTCGTACGCCATCCTGGTTGGGGTGGTGTTCATCCTTATTGTTTCACTTCCTAACACCTTACTACAATGGAAGCAATCAAGAACCTCCGTGAATCGTCCGTCCTTCTGTCTAACGTTTGGTGCTCTTCTTATGCTGAGCTTGCTGAGCGCATCTACTCATTCAGTCGTGTTGAGGAATGCCTCTACTATGACACTGACGAGGAAGAGTCTATGGGATGGGTCGAGAAGATCGTCCTTGACAGTGCTGAAGCGAGAGATAGGGACCTTATGGCAGGCATTAGTATGTTTGCTACTGAGGAAGAGTATCGCATCCTCTACGGCAAGCTATGTGGGATGGCTCAGATGGACTACTGGCTGGACCTCGATATGGAGCTAACTCAGAATGCAGATATCGCCGCTGAGGAGATGGCGAGAGAGTCAGCCTTCATGTCGGATGAGTTCGAGGTGTTCTTCGATGAAGAGACCGGTGAATACGAGGTCGGTTACACCGGTGAGCGTCTGACCGCCGAGGACTACGAGGAGATGGAGCGTCTCGAAGTTGATGACAACTTCCACGCCAGCTTCTACGAAGCAGACGCTCTCCCCTTCTAATAACTGCAGTCACCTTCCCCACCTCGGGGGAGGTGGCTTTCATACTAACCCTATAATAACAACGCGATTATGAACACGGAAAGCGTATTCTACGATCCAGATAGACTCTTCGAGAAGATGGGCGAAGTCCTATCGACATCCAGCGTACTGGATAGCATAGATGACAACTACTATGCCAACTACGACAGCAACAGGAAGGAGATGGAGCTAGCTATAACTCTCCTCAAGACTATCCCTTACGTAGCTAACTTTATGCGTAAGCACGCTACAAGCGATGATATCATAAAGGTACTGCGTATCGCGGTCCATAAGAGACTCGACCGGAATCACCTGGCTAGAGCCCTCAAGTGGGATGTCGAGATATTTGATGAGCACATCTTCAGGATTCAGAATCCAGATCGTGATCTCCCATTCTAACGCCCTGATGGGGGAGGAGGGCTAAAGCCTCCCCCATACTTAACAATAACCGCCTAACGGCACAACACCTACAGATATGAATACTCTGAACATCAACAACGAGATCACCGCTATCATCAACGCAGCTAAGACCGCCATTCCTAATGCCGGCACCAAGGATAGCGCAGTCGTAAACTATCGCCTTGCTTACGAAGCCATCGTCAAGCTGATGAGCAAGGCACGCATCCTGCAGTTCGTCCTATGTCTAATCATTAAATGGGCACAGCCCAGCCAGAAGAAGGCTACGCTTCTACGTGATGTCCTAGACAATCGCATACGCAGGTATGGTCTCCTGAGGAAGACAGCAAGCTCTCTTCCCTCCTTCTATGTCCTGATGGGTGGTGCTATCGCACACCTCATCTTCCGCATAAGAAAGAAGGAGAATGGTGCTCTGTGGCTGACCCATATCTTCCAGAATGGTCCTTACCACAACAAGGCCAGCATCCTGCGTAATGGTGCTATTGCTCTGGATAGCCTGAGGGAAGATGGCAACTATGGAACAAGAGCTGAGGCCAGAGCGCTGAACGTTGTCGTCTCCGTCTGTCACTACGTCGGCATCTCCGACCCTCTCCTGTGTGCCCGCCTGTACCTCTGCCGTCAGGTGTACCGCATCTTCTAGCCGGCTTCGCCGAGTGTTTTATGTTATTCCCTATCGGGGTGTGGGCTGTTGCCTGCATCCCGGTGGGGCCATCCGGCTGGTTGCCATCCGGTTATAACCCTTGCGGCCTACGGCCGAATCTTGGATGTTATTCCCTGTCGGGGCTTTCTGCCGTCCGTGGCTCCGCCTTCGCCATCCTCCCGGCCTCTACATTGCCGGTGCGAAGTATCGCCACGTCTCTACCGCCTGCACGGAACTGCAGGTACCGCCGATTGACTTCGGTTCACCAAGTATGGTCCGCTCTAAGGACCGCCGCTACCCGACCCACGGTGGGAAGGGAGCATCACTTCAAAAGCGAATAAGAATTATGGCTCGCAAGACGAAGATCGCAGCTGAAGCTGCACAGAACAACATCGCAACTGAACTTAACAACGCCGAAGTTCAGGGTATGCACGTAGACGGCGTTGAGACGGCTGAGGCCGCACCAGTCAATCCCTTTGAGGAGACTGTTGAGACCGTAGTAGAGCGCCCACGCGCATATACGGTCACGGCTAAGTCCATCGAGCTTACGCAGATGGCTGACCTCAAGAAGCTCGGCGTGCTCAGTACGTTTGTGATGAAGACACAGTATGGCGACCGCCAGCAGGCCTTCATCAGCGTAGATGGCAAGCCTACAGCAGTATGGGTTAATGGCACCAAGGAAGGCCCACAGGTCTTCGAGGATGCGCTCGCCCTTACGCAGCAGACAGGTCAGGTGTTCCACGTGAACCTCCAGATGCGCATCGTAGACAATCAGCCTGCCGGGTACAACCTGTTCATCGGTAACTACGAGGCTGACCCACGCTACAAGATGAACTTCTTATAGCCTTACAGCTATGAACCAGATGGTCATCTTGGACGAACTCAATCCCTCAGTGACTTCGGTCATTGAGGCGATTGATATCGTTTCCGCTGGGAATCAAATGCTACGCGACTTCCTGGACCTTATACGCAAGGCTGGAATCAAGCGTCAGCTCGTCTATTATAATCAGGATACGTCACGTATGTGTCTTGACTTTACCACGGAGAAGCCTGTAGAAGTAATCCGTGGTAAGACCATCGGATGGGGAGCCACCGTCTATTGCGGACCAGTACCGCACGAGGCGACCCATCAGACTATCGTCCTTTACAAGGCGTAAAGCGCAAAGACCTCCTTAGGGAGGTCTTTTTTGTATAAGCGGACTATAAGTGCTACGCGCTTATAGCCGAGTACAGGGTTAATACGACCAGCGTGTGGAGCCGCTTGGAACTCCGGCTTCGCACCTGCCGATTGTAGTAGGGGTGTTCACATAGTACGTCTTGCTTTCCGTTCTCCTTGTGCGGCCTGCCATTAGTAAGGTGGTGGTAGGTTGCCTGAGGAAGGGAGAAATAGGGGAGAGGCGTACTATGCGAACATCGGACCTTGCGCTTTACCTGATACGCTATACCACGAAGGACATACACATACACATATAGAGCTGGCATTGACCAGCAAGCTAACAGGGGCTTGAGGAAAAGCTCCTGAGGAGAAGACAGTCTAACTAGCGGGTATCCTTAGCACATTACGCCTTAGGACCTTTACGGCCTAAAAGATTAGGGGTACCTTTGCACAACAACAATACGATTATGAAGCCATATCTCAACAACGCTCAGTACGCACTATCACTAGTAATCTCAATCTTTGGTATCCTCTTCCTCATCTGTACTTACGGCTGGAAGGAGGAGGATATCAACATCTTCCTGTGGTTTATCGGTCAAGTGATCGGGTACGCCACACTCTTCGCCGTAGCAGCTGCCATGCTCGGTACAGTAGAACGACTAACAAAGCATAACTAATGGACAGAAAGACCGCTGAGGGGCTTATGAACAAGCTGGTGGAGCTACCATCAGGATGCAAGCTCAAGTGGCCGTGGAAGTACGCATATCCACTCAAGGCCATATATCTCATGGTACCTAATAATAGCAAGAAGTACGCCTACTACATCCAGCACACTGAGGAGAGACTGAGTGGCGAGAACGAGCGTAGAGTACACCTGACGTTCTTCAGGGGACCATACGCTGCCTCACACATTGCAGCTGCATACGTGAACTACTCTTTCCTGGAAGAGTTTGACCACGCCAGCTTTAGGACGAGCTCTATAGATAACAACTTCGTACGACAGCGAATCAGGGAAGCAGTGTTCAACATCCTAGTAGACCGCTTCTGGGAATGGGAATACGCTGTTATGCCTAAGCAATACGATCCTGAGGAGATGAAGAGACAGGTAGAGCTCAATGTTGTCATTCCTGAGTATGATGAGGTAGACGGTGTACTACACGCCAAGACCCATCCAGGGACCGACAGACAGGTAGACTACTGCATCAGGACCGAGAGAGCACTATCTATGGAATCCACAGGTCCTGGTCTCCTCATGTACCACTACTTCTGGGATCGTGATGACAAGGATAGCAGTCCTAGACAACTCACTAAGGAAGCAACTATGACGCTACTCCTCTCAGTCCTACGTACGGAGGATAAGATGATAGAGCGCAGAAAGAAACGTAACAAGTAAGACAAGACCATACGAATATGACAGCAAGAGAAATCTGCATAGAGAGCGGCAAAGAGTCAGAAGAAGTAGGACTAGCACCGTTACGTAAGCGATACGTAGAGATGCTTAATGCACTAAGAATCTACAACGCAAAGCTACAGGTGAGGCCAGACGAGAATAAGACAAGACTCGCGGCGCAGAGAGTAAGTACACTTGTCGCCTTCCTCAAATACGGAAACCACAAGGAAGGCGAAGTTGCGGCTGAAAAAGCTGGCAATCACATCTACGACTATCTGATGATGATTGCAGAAACAGTCATACAGAATGCCGAGATAACAGAGATCGTAGAAAGTCCAACATATACATACGAGTTCATCCTTCCAGCATTCTATCACAAGGGCTTTGTGACGGACCCGAAGACCTCAGAGTATGTCAAGTCCTTTGACTTTGAAGCTAGACTGGCTGCAAACGTGTACAGAAGCATGGAGGATGCAAAGTACACTCTATGGGCAATGAAGGATCTCTTCCTTATCGGATGGATCCTTGGCATCGACTTAGACGAAGAGATAATTCAACTCACAAAAGGAAAAGAGTAACGATATGGAAAAAGCAGAATATCAAGGCGAGGCTCACTACAAGGGCTATCAGTACGAGCCTATCAAGTTCATCACTGACATGAAGTTCGACTTCATCCAGGGTAATATCCTCAAGTATCTCGTACGATATCGCAAGAAGAATGGTCTTCAGGATCTGAAGAAGGCGAGGAACTACGCTGAGTTCGGTCGTAATTATACAGATAAAGGAGAAAGCTACAGAGCATTCTTTAAGGATGATGAAACGCTCTTGATGGTATGCAACTTTGTATTGCAAGATCAGTTCGACGAGAAAACTCAGGACTTCCTCATGATCGTAATCACGCTCATCTGCAACTATCAGATGAAGGAGCTTGCTCACCTCATCGATATGCAGATGGCGATAGAGTACCCTAAGAACCAACATGGAGCAGAGTAAAAGAGAAATGATACTGAGCAGTCTTAGTGATGCATCAGGATCACTCATTGACCTGTGGAATAACCTAGACAGTCTCATAGAGCGATGCGAGGTTGAAAACAGGTACCCATCAATCCAGGAGCTAAGAGATCTGAAGGAGTGCATAGATGACACAAACGTCTATATCTCAAAAGCACAAGAACTAATCAACGAACCAACAAGAAAAAGTAAAACATGGATAAGCTAGAATCAATCCAGGTAGGTGGAGATCACTACAAGGGCTACGACTATCAGCCCCTTGAACTCATCGAAAACCTTAACCTCTCTTTCGCAGAGGGATGCATCCTCAAGTACGTAATACGCTTCCATGATAAGGGCGGTAAGGAGGATCTCCTCAAAGCCCTTGACTACACACGGCGCGAGTTGCAAAAGGAACTCAAGAAAGATCCAAAGGACCGAGGTAAGCAAGTTGATCCTCGCAACATAGCAGAGGTAATATCCTTCTGTGCGCAAGATCGCATCCATAGAGAGGATAAAGACTTCATCTTTGACATAGCAAACTACCTGCACTCAGGTCTGATGATCAAGGTAGCTGACGCTATTATGGCTATGATCAAGAGCATCTACGGCAAGGAGCTAGAAGACAAACCTGCCATCCCCAAGGACCCCAAGGAGCAGCTCAAACAGATCAAGGAAGCTGCAGAACACGTCCTGAATGAGATCAAAGAACGAGAAGAGTACCCAAAGGATCACTTCATCGACCAGGTCCGAGCGGAACACGAGGGCTACATGGACATGAAGCTAATGCTGGAGATCATCAGAGACACCATCACACTCTAATCACAACGCCCACATCGCCCTAACCCGGTGGTGTGGGCTTTATTAGTATAAGCACAATGAGAGAATTACTAAGATACATCATCATCTTCTTCCTCATAGGCGGTACGGTATGGGCTGCAACCCTAGCCATAAAGACTCTTGAGGAAGAGAAGAAACCGGAGAGAGGGCTACTGTGGATAGCAGACACCAATAAGAAGTACACGGAGTTTGAGCCTGGCCTTGTAGCCTTCCTCAAGGACACACCCACCCACAAGGTCCTCTACGCCATAGACGCTAATGAGGAAGCAGAGAGCTATTTCGGTCTCTACCTAATCACTGACAGCGTAGGTACCACCTTATCAAAGCTCCTCTTTATGGCTAAGAGCGTAGAGCAGCTTCAGGAGGCCGCAGAGGCGCTCAGTGGTACAAATGCCCAGGAAGGAACTTTGAAGCTCCCACAGGGACTGAAATGAGCCCACAGAGTAAAATATAAACTAAGATAACAATGAATACAGCAAGATACTCATCACTATCGTACGTCATTGAAGGCCCTCAGATGATCCTAGGGTACATCAATGGCGTTATCAACAAGTACATGCAGAACAATGGCAACACCTGGCTTGGTGGTATGCTATACGACCTAGGTGCCGTCAAGGGTGACCCTCAGGTGGTCTGCCCACGATCCTACCTCAACTCTATCGAGGTCGATCAGTCTGAGTCGGCAGTCACACTACGACTTGAGACAGAGGAGATGTACGGCAAGTCAGAGTTCATGCACTGCCTAGCCCAGGAGTTCAAGGACATCAAGATCTACTATCGTGAGGTCATGCGCGAATGTGGAATCCTCAAGACTAACGATGAGGAAGGGAAGTACTTTCCGCACCGATACCGAGTAGACTACAAGGTAGGAGATAAGACTGGTACCGAGTACGTCAAGACCGAAGATGAGGCTCTTGATATCGCCTACAAGCTCACAGACATCGGCTTCACCGAACTCTTAGAGGTAGAGTGCTGGAACAACGACCAGGCCTATGACGAGGGCACTGACGACTACATCTACATCAACGAGTTCTTAATATCAGACTAATATGCCAAACTGGGATTCAATACAATACACCATCAGGGGAGAGGAGAATGAGCTGCAAGAGATCTATGATGCTCTCCTCAAGATGAAAGAGTCGGAACATCCCGATTGGGTAGGTAGCGTACTTACAGGTCTAGGCTTTGATAGGAAATCCTTAGAAGATTACCAGCTTAGAGCCTTCGTACAAGACTTCTCTTTAGAAGATGGTCAGCTAGTCATCACCACCGAAGAGGCTTGGTGTATGACACACTTCCCCAATTTGCTTCTAGAGGTATTCCCTAACCTTGATATCCTATATATTGAGGAAGAGCCAGGGTGTGAGATCTACGAGACTAACGACGCAGAAGGTTATACTTACCCAGAACGAGCTAAGGTAGACTACTCTATCGATGGCAAGGATGGGACCGAGTACTTCCACTCAGTAGAAGAAGCTATCAAATTCGCCCAGGAAGTCTCAGGTACGAACCTCAGATCATCTAAGGAGTTCAGAGAGTGGAGCAACAATAACCCTGACCTAGATCACTATTGCTACATCAATGTGTTTAAGGTCACAAACGAGTTTAGATAATGACAGAAGATTCAAGACAGCGAGTAAAACTCTTCGGGCAGCTTGCAATAGCTTACTCTATCCTCAATGAGGAAGATAGTCAGAAAAGCAGGGAACTAAGAGAAGAGTTACAACTCGAAGTGTTTATGCCTAATACATCGCTTGACAAGGAAGGAAAGACCATTCTCGTTGCGATCGAAGACTCAGTCATCTCTATAGGCATATCACTAATAGCAGCGCAGAAGTATGGGATCATGCCAATAGAAAAGGATTTTGAATGGGCTATCCAATCAAGGTTCTTTGCTCTAGAGCTTTGTTCCGTAGGCCTGAATGAGGCTGATGACCAAAATCAATGGTACATCGATAGCTACATAAAGGGCATAGGAGTAAAGCCAGTCATACCATCCGCACTCTATAAGTTCTATGGGCTAAGGCTCATACGACTGGAAGACCAAGAGATGGAAGAAGAGGCGGAGAGTATCATCTCGGAGGTCATACATCATTCCAGGGCAACACTACGAGGCTACTTAGAAGAAGCCTTAGAGAAAAGCGAGAATGGAATAGACCTGAATGACATAGGAGGAAGATCAATAATCATGCAGTATAGCCCCAGCATTGGGGAACGATTCAAAACATTATAACAAGAACGAACATGTATCAAGGAAAATTTGAATGGGGTAATCTCGCCCTCATCGGTATCGAGATCCACAAGAACGCAGTCAACAAGGGCTTCTGGGATGAGGAGCTTCCACCATCACACTACCAGGGGATGATCGTCTCTGAGCTTGGTGAGATGATCAACGCTCACCGAGCAGGTCTCATCACCAAGGTAAACCTCGACGAGCTGATCAACGAGACCGACGACGAGATCTTCAAGAAACGCTTTGAGGAAGAAGTCAAGAACAACTACGAAGATGAGGGTGCAGACGTGGTCATCCGCGCACTTGATGCTCTGGCTAACAACGGAGAGAGCGAGATGCGCACCCACCTGATGGATACACTCAGCATGATCAAGCAGAAGATCAAGAACACTCTTGAGGAAGAGGGACGTATGGAAGCCTACAAGGAACTCTCTATGCCATCGCACGTATGGTACATCATGCGAGCTGCAGCAAAGATTGACCTGGAGTATGGCTTTGTGGGAGCGCTCTGCCACATCATCGCGGAGGTCCACATCATTTCTAAGCTTACGGGCTTCGACCTGATGAAGCACATCCAGGTTAAGATGCGCTACAACGAGATGCGCCCCTACAAGCACGGCAAGAACTACTAGACCAACTAGTAGCTAACTATCAAAGTGTCCCCAGCTCTTCTATAGGAGGGCTGGGGATGCTTTGTTAATACAGAGACCTATGGATAAGGATGAAGAGCTAGACAAACTATTTGGGTTCGAGCCTCTACACTTCAAGTACTACCCCTATATCAGGAGTGATAACTGGTACTGCCAATCTAGCCTAGATGTTTTCTACGAGGTCACCAAGCGCGACGGTGAGATCATGATCACATCACCAGCGGAGCTCTTCGGACAGAAGTTTAATAGTGTGGAGAACGCCATCAAGGCCTGTAGAGAGCACCATAAGAACCTCTTTCTAAGCAAGTAGGAGAGACATACTATCTCCTCCTCAACCACTAATAAGCAACAACAACTATGATCACCAAGGAACAAATCAAGGAACAGATGAAAGATCCAGAGTGGGTAAGCCCAGCTGGGAAGGAGACCGGAACTACGAGATGCGTATGGGACCCAGTATGGGGAATGCGTATCCTAGCAGTTAGAGATCCCTTTGCAGACGGATGGATCGCAAACGCCATTCATCCAGGATACTCAACAGAGATCTGCGCAGGCAAGACCTTCCCAGAGATGGAAGAGGAAGTCAAGGAGTGGGTCGCAGATGAAATCTATCAAGTACTAAAGCAATCAAAACAATGATTAAGACATACAGAAGTAAGGATGGAATCATCTTCAAGGGCCTGCAATACACTGGCAAGAACATAGAAGAGTTCTACAAGCAGGTCAATGATCCTAACAACGAAATGGGAATACGCGTGCAGACTGGGATGACATCACCAGTAACAGAAGATACCAGTGGACTTTACCTCTATTTCCACGGAGGATATCTAGAACTCAAGAAGGGCGATCACTTCTTGTTTAGCCGGGACACTCTACTATACGGAGTGTTCAATAATGGTGAACTAAAGAGGGAATTTGAACAAGTCAAGTAGAATCTGGGCCTCCTCAGGAATGAGGGGGCCTTTAATAGTATAAGCTATGGATAACAAAGAAAGAGCGGCAGATCTTAAAAGCTTGTTAGAGAAGGTGTCCGAGAAGGCCTTAGATGTACTGAAGCTCAAGGAGCTAAAGAAAAAGCACAGGGATAACACGGTACATGCTATTCGAAGAATGCTGGATATAGACGACATATACTACTCGACAGCCCCAAAAGTCCAGAGAAGAAAGGTGCAGAAGATGGCATCAACTCTCCTCAAGGTAAACAAACTGAGGAAACGGATGTGGTACATCTGCGAGATTACAAGAGAGCTGACGGGCAAGAAGATAACAACAGCCGAAGAACTATTCGACGAATACGAAACGGAAAAGAAGAAGAACTTTATGATTGTGAAGCTGAGGAAAGGGGAAACCACCCATGAGCCAGATTACATCTACATAAAGGTCGCAATGCGACAATCATCGGGAGGGGCTACGACGCTCTATATACCACAAAGAATGCCGATGGCAACAAGCGTAAAGGCCAATATAATCAACTCAAATGAGATGATCGAGGAACTACTGGACTTCGTTCTTCAGGAGTTCGATGAGTTTGAAAGAGTCTTTGTGGAAAAAGTAGAGAAGTGGCTAAGTAAGTAAGACAAGATATGACAAGAAAGAATCGCAACGAGCTACTACGCTCTATCGCCATGGTGCTCATCTCCTTCATCACAGGACTCAGCGCAGTGGTATTCTTTGAGACTGACATGATCACCGGCATCACCCAGGTAGCCATGTGCCTATCTGTAGCCATCTGTATGCGCCTCCAACGGTACGAGTAGTATGATAGACCTCATAAGGCTTTATCTCTTCATACAGGGCGTTTATTTGATCCTGGCTAGTGGGTACCCCACAGAAGTAAGGGCTTTTGTTATCCTCACATTCATCTGTGCGGTAGCAAGGGCAGAGCAAAGAAGAAGTAATAGATCCTGAGGAAGGGACAGTATCCTCTCCTCAGGAGCAAATCAACAAGAACAACTATGAATGAGAACCTAATCCCTGAGTGCAGGGAGTTCACCATGATAGAGGAGCTATGGCCTATCAAGAAGTACGAAGGCAATAGACATGTATGGGATTGCCGTGAGTGGCTCGTAGAAGCCCTACAAGGCGAGATCTTGACTCACGTAAGGAAGTATAACCACCCATACATTTTGACGCTCTCAGAGGAACCTATATGGACTCAAGTGGGATATGAGAATAGGAGAGATAAGAGCTACACAGCAGGTATGCAGAAGCTCTCACCTCTCGAAATCAGTATGATCGTCACGCCCTTCTTCAGGAAGGGGTATAGGATCTACCAAGATGAGAAGGCTAAATGTGTCAAGATCTCAAGAAAGGAGATCCCGGAGCTTAACACTCTTCAGATGCCACCAGACATAGTACAAGGACCAGCTGGGACCAGTAGACTAGATCAGATCTGGGCAAAGGAGGAGCGTGACGCAACAAGCTATATGATGGAACTTCTAAGATACAGAGGGTTCAACGTGGTAAAGATAAGTGACAGCTCTAAGACATATATCAAGTTCATCATATATCTAGAGCACGAAGGACCGACAGTAGATGCTGAGATCAAAGTCGTCGGTAAGAACGAGACACCCAGCTTCTTCTATCAATCAATGGTCGAGATGAATGAGGAGACAACAAAAACAGCCGGATACTCAGCCAATATGTTAGAATCCCCTGGATCCAGGACAGCTCATGAAGCAGCTGCATGGATCGTAAGAGCCATCACAAACATCAACAAGCAACGTCAAATCAATGGAAAGAAGGATCGCGACAATAACGATCGATAAGATCCGTGGTGCGACAATGGACTACTTCGAGACAAACATCGAGGTGGTACACTCTATGATCAACATAGAAGGCGATGTCACCGAGGGTAAGGAGGAGAGAGTACATCGCTCTCCTCACATCGAAGATGAGCTGTTATGGATCTCCGAGACCCTCAATCCTGAGGAAGAGAGAGATGAGTAATCCTCTTCAATTCTCATAAATTAAAGAGAATCTTCCAGAATGTTGCGCTACATCGGAGCGTATGAATTGAAACCAGAACTTATGAACCCCAGCAATGGGAAAGTATAACTCTAATCACAACTTAAAATGAAGCTATTCCAAGCTAAGGTCTCGTATGAGACCACCTTTGATGAGAAGATGTCCGAGTCTTACCTCGTCGAAGCACCCAACTACGCCTTCGCTGAGATCCTCATCGAGAAATGGGTGACACGTCAGTACGCCTACAAGAAGGACAGCCTCAAGATCGACTCTCTCAAGGTCGTCAAGGCTGAGCTCGAGATGCAGGAGCTGCGCGATGATCAGTATCCACTCTTCTTCCTAGTCACCTATCAGGTAGACACGATCTCTGAGGTTGGCAATGTCGCCAAGAGCACCACGCGTAAGCTCTTCCTCTCCGTAGAGGACTTCACAGCGGCCTTTGCGCTCGCCACTAAGTTCAAGAAGGACTTTGACGGTGAGAGCAGCCAGGAGACGATCCTCTCTATCAAGGACACGCCTATTGTAGCCTTCCTTGAAGACTCTATCGTAGATCAGTTCATCATCAAGCAAAACAAAGAAGACAAGGAAAACTAACAGGCAATGACGCAAGAAGAAAAGGAGCTCCGCATCAAGGAGCTAGAAGCAAGCAAGACTAAGACCGAGAACTTCATCGATGTAGCTAAGAGTGCAGAAGAACTAGCCGACGCTACTATGGACTTCTTCCTCAAGATGAACAAGGCGGTAGTCAATCATGAAGATCCAGGCACAACAGCTAAGTTCTTCTCCGAGGAAATGACCACCATCACAGCCCTAGCTATGTCCACCAAGCTCTCTTCCTCAATGGCTGTAAAGCTGGAGGGGATCCAGCTGGACATCATAGACGCTCAGCTAAAGAACCTAGGCGTAGGCGCGCTTATGGACGCAAGAGGCCTGAAGAAAGATAATAACCCTACCGCTAACTAGTCTTCTCTAGGCTAAGTAGTATATGTGTAAAAAGCAGACCACCGGCTATCTCAATAAGGGGTAGTCGGTGGAACGCTAAATAATAAGAACTATGGGGCGATATGATAAAGTACCTGAACCAGGACTCTTGCAGATAATATGGGGACTCACTTGGCATATACTAGTCCTCGCCTTCGTGATAAGCTCATTCTGTTACACACAGACAGACGAGTATAAACAGAAGCAGGAAACCCAGAAGATGCTGCGATCAGAAGGAGTAATCATTAAGAAGAGGGTCAATCCTGCAGGCACCAACCTGGGATTATTCTACCGACCTGACCAGTGGTACCTCAAGGTGAAGCTCAACAGTGATGAGGTCATTGAGGTCAAGGTTGATAAGGATAGATACATGAGGGCCAAGATAGGAGACACAATGAAGTTCGAGACATACTAACAAAAAGACAAGATGACAAGAGAATACCTAGAACAAGAGCTGTTGCCATTAGATTGGCGACCTATCGGACGATACGGCAATGGAGATGAAGACGTAGCAGCGTCAGCAGAATCCCTAAACTATTGGTATGTGATATTCAGAGACAAGAATGGATATACAGTAAACAGGGAGGAAGACTCAAGGAGCAACGTTATAGATCTAGCAACCGGAGTAAAAACCATCGAGGAGGCTAAGACTATCGCATGGAAAGACTACGTAGACGAAATAGAATACCTGTTCAGAATAGAATCATGACAAGAGAACAAATAGAACAAGAGTTAGAAACTCTAGAATGGGAAAAATCAGCATGCTACAGCAACACACTGGAAGCAGAAACCATTAGCTTCAACTTTGATTACTTAATATCAAAAGGAGAGGATGGATACACCCTGAAAGCTGAAAACTGGGAGCAAACTATAAATACCACTATAGCCACAGGGGTGAAAACTGAAGAAGAAGCCAAGCTGATAGCCTGGGATGATTACATCGATAGAACTATGAGAATGTTCAAGTAAGGATCATGACAAAGGAACAACTAAAACATGAGCTTAAACCATTGCATTGGAGTCGGAGAAAGATCGGGGATAGAGAGGATATCTATGCCCACTCTGGAATACAGTGCTCTTGGTATAGCATATACGAACTAGATGGTATGTATGCAGTGGCTATCGAAGACTTTGACAGAAGGTGGAGCGTTGGCATCGCAGTCGACATTAAGACAATAGAGGAAGCTAAAGCCATAGCCTGGGAAGACCACGTAAATTATATACTACAGCAATTCAAGTAACAACTATGACAGAAGAACAACTATCACAAATGCTCAAGCCACTAGAGTGGTATGAGGAAGACAACTATCCCGAGGATCAGACAGCGGGCACTAACCTGTGGTACGACTTCGTATTGGAGTGGTCGATGGACCAGTACAACCTCCTCAAGAGAGACATCAATGGCGAGGTAGACCTAGTAAGAGACGGCATCAAGACTCTTGAGGAAGGGTACGAGCTTGCTTGGGAGGAGTATGTAAAAGATGTAATGAGTATGTTTTAAGAACTACAACTATGAACAGACAAGAATTAGAGAAGATCGTAAAACCACTAGAGTGGGATGTGTATAGTGGCGGAGCATGGATCAGAGCAGAAACAATGATCCAATTCGACTTCCAGCTTGAGAGGGTAGGAGAACATTACCTAGTCCAAAGAGACTATCTCGGTAGCACAACACTAGAGTACGCCATTCCTGTAAGCCTAGAAGCAGCCAAGGAGATCGCGTGGGCTAAGTACCTTGACACGGTAGCTAGCATCCTAAAGAACCAGCCAAAGGAGGAAGAGTAGGATCACCTACTCTCTCTTCCTCAAGTCCCAGATATTCTTCCTACCTTTGTGGTGACCCAGCAATTAAGCCGCCTAGCGGGTGTAGAAGTACACGGCACGCCAAGGGCGGTGGATAGCTGGGGATTCCCCTCCTCATTCAGCGGTGTCCATCGAACGTCCTGTGAGGAGAATGAAAGCCACCAGGAGCTTTGGGTAGTAACCCAGGGGATATAAAAATTTGACGGATAGGTGGCCGGCTGGTAAAGTGATCCGCGTCTAGGTCTGGACCGACCGAAAGAGAGCTAATACTACTACTCAGGTCCTGATGAGATAAAGAGTAGCGTGTCGATCGACCATGGGTACGTGTTGCCTGAGGAAGAGAGACAGCCGAGAGGTTGAGGATTGGATACCATAGTGGTACCTCACCCTTGGGGCTAAGAAACCATCCCCCTATGCGCTATTTAACTCAGGGCGGAATTAAACCCGCGAAACGTGCCTCGCGCGCGCGTATATTGAGGAAGGGAAAATAATGTTTCTCTACTTATATGTCTTTCCTCAATACCTATTAAATAGCCTAGGGGATGGTGTATCCATAAGTTTTACTTGAGACTAGAAATAGTATCAAGTTCTAATAGTATAGACCAATGATAGACATCCTAATTTTCGTCATCCTTCTTCTTTGCTCAATGGCGGCTGGGTACGGCCTTGTAGAGTGGTTTCACCTATGGAATACGCATGAGGAAAGAAGAGTAGGTAAGATCATAACAATAGTCTCAGTGATAATAGTGACCACCATAATCGCGCTAGCCGCTATCTCAGAGCCTAAACCAAAGTCGATAGTCGTAGACAAGATGTACATCCCATCAGGGTATATGTACGTCTGGGATGCCAAGACGCTAGAGCAAAGTGTAGAGCGCAGAGAGACCCGCTACTACCTAAAAGTCCAGAAGGGGGATCGCCTCGTTGAGGAGCGAGTCGACTCTACCACCTACGCTAATACAGCTGTAGGAGATAGAATCCAGCTGGACTAGAGATCACTCAAAAGCAAAGATGGGCGCACCTGTGTTGCTCATATCGCTAAACGCACTATCTTTGCATCGGTTCCATTTATTGAGTGATTACACGACGTGGGTTCGCCTCTTAGCCATAATGGAGGCGGCCCACACAAGCCCTGGTAGTTCAGTGGATAGAACAAGGTCCTCCTAAGACTTAGACGGCAGTTCAACTCTGCCCCGGGGTACAACACATAGCCGGCCATAAGGTCGGCTATTTTAGTATAAGCAAATAACCAGCAAATAAGAAAAGCAATGAAAATCAAGGTCTTACTGACAAAAAGAACAAGAGTTTGAGGTTAAGGAGCAAGATCTATACAACCTCATCATCAGGAATATAGAGACTAATGGGAAAGATCAGCATGATCCAAAAGCCGTAAATGACTACCTTTACCTGATCCCAGATATGTTAAGGGTTGCAATAAGTGATAGGTTTAACCGATATTACAAGGACAACTACGACATATTCAGCTTAAAGGATCAAGTAGAGACAGTCAAGGAAGTTCAAGAACAGGTACTATCTATTCACAGAGAGAAGATGGAAGAGTACAACGAGCGAATGAGGAAGAGAGAAGAGACGAACAAAGCACATCAGCACTACAACGATCTCCTCAAGAAGCTACCTAAGTCACAACAGACAGCCTTTGGCCCCCTCTTCATAGAGTCGGTGGATGAGCGTGGCATTAATATGCGACACGAGAATGGAGAGATGTATGGGATCAAGGAGGACAGAGAAGATGGCTACTTCGACTTTAGTGGTATCAAGGAAGATCTACCCTTCCTCAAGGACTTAAAGTTCTACATAGACCTAAAAGATATCAAGCGATCTCTCGTACCATCATCGAACGTAGGAGTCAGGATAACGCCAGACAATGGCCCGTCCATCTTCATCCCATTAGACTTATATAACTATAATGAAGGCTACGACAATGCCATCATCGGCCTCACATACAACGATGTGATGCTGACTTGTATAAACATATAGAAAGCAGAACTTATGAAGAAAGAAGAAATTGCAGCCATCAAGGCTAGTATGGTTCAGTACACCGGTACTAAGACCATCATGGCAACACCAATGTCACGAGGAGAATACAACGCTCTACGTGGATGGGAAGTACCAGCAGACGAAGATCCTAGCGACCCAGGCTATCTGGTACGGTATGAAAATGACGGCAAGGCTAACGTAGAAGGCTTTGATGGGTATATCTCCTGGTCTCCTCAGAAGCCATTTGAGGAGGCATATAAGGCCTCAGGAACGTATGATGAGCGTCTCATCATTGAGATGGAGGAGCTTACGAAGAAGATCTGTAAGCTAGACGAGTACCTACGGAATATGGATCCAACTAAGGAGGACTTCTATATCCTTAATATCCAACTAGGCATCATGCAATCCTACTTCAGCGTGCTGAGGTATAGATACGACAAGATCAAGAAGAACTTCAAGTAATCAACAACACAGAAGAAATAACCTCATCCTTCCTCAAAGACTAATACTCAATGAGGAGGGTGAGGTTATTTTAGTATAAGACATAAACTGATATGGAGATGAAGAACTTAGAACTAAAAAGAGGATATAAACAGATAGCTTTACATAAAACCATAGCTAGCTTCAAATTCGCTAACATGAATGTTCAATACACCTATGTAATGAGCCAAGTGGAGATCGATGAGGAGAGAGCAATCTGTGCTGGATACCTAATGAGAACCATTAAAGGACCAGACTTGAAGGTGATGGGTGAAATCATTAAAACCTGGGTAGACAAAACGCCATCTTACGAGGATGACCTACACAAGTTAATCAACGAGGACCGGGAGATGCTGGTAAAGCAGATCCTACAAGAAGAAGATAAAGAAGACAATGAGTAAAAACTATAAACTATACATAGCGTCGGTAAGCCTGCCTATCGAGATAAAGCCCAGAATCTACGCAGTCATAGCCGACGAGATAGTTAAGGATGGGGTGATCGCCATAGCAGTAAGAGAGCAGTATCACCTCTGCGACGGCGATATCCCTAACCCTAAAGTAAAGAAGTTCATCTATGACTTAGTGGACAACAAGATCGTAGATGGTGGTGGAGAACGACTCTACATTGTCAGAGCACTCAAGGAGGATCGCATCCCACTAGACACTAAATTCCAGATGGTAAGAGCTAACACAGCCTTCGAGGCAATGCAGGCTTCCTCAAAAGCCTTATGGCTGAGGAAGGACAAGACTCTCAGATGGGAGGCAAAGGAAGCCACTCTTGTCGAAGACTTATTCGATATCATCCACCTAGGACCAATAAGCGAAAACTAACACAAGCATCAAGATGAAGACAGCAACATCAACAAAAGAACTAAAGTGGCGTGGCTACTCAGATGAGGGTGTAGAGATCTACTACGCATCAGTGGATAATGAGGAGAGCGAGAAGATCGCTGAGTACACTATCAAGATCTACGGAGCCAAGGGGCATCTCTACATGCAGCACACAGTAAAGGAAGCTGATGGGTGGCCACTATATGGAGGAGAGTACCTCATTGACGACGCACGTAGATGGACCCTTGACTGGGCGAAGAGTGTAGCAGAGAAGCACTTCAAGGAGAATTACAAGCAAGTAGAGCAATGAAACAGTCACTAACTGATAGAATCGCCCTGTGGTGCGTTAAAAACATCGGGGTGGATGGATGCCTCCACTTTATAACGATCGCCTTACTGACGAAGATTGTGAGCCTCCTAGGGGGTATATGGGTAGCTATCGTCATCTCTGCGGCTACCTCGGTAGCCAAGGAGGTCTGGGATGCTAAGAGAGGTGGCTACTTTGACAAGAAGGACCTAGCCTGTGACGCACTAGGCATTCTCTTCGCTCTCCTCATGTCCTTATAGAAGTATTACCTTTGTGCCATAGGTCCTGAGGAAAAGCCAAAGGACATAACTATATCATATAGAGTATGGCAAAGAAGTATGTATACATCAAGGAAGAACCTATCAGCGCTGCAGGGCCTGATGGTACGACCGTGAGGAAGGAAGGGTTTATCCCTACCAAGGCTGAGAATATCAAGGTAGAGCAGATCGACGAAAATGGAGCTAAGCTCAACCAGGAGTACTACCTGAGCTGGGTCAACCAGACTGGAGCTAAGCCCAAGCAATGGCCAGATGGTCGCATCGGTCTAGTTGCTGAGATGGAAGATGATACAGAAAAGTACTGGATCATGGGACAGGACGGTAACGTACGTGAGTACAAGAAGTACCCTGGTGGTAGCTTCTTCGTAGAGGACTGGAAGCGTAAGCTCGATCGCTCCTTCGGTATCACAGACGAAATGTGGGAGCGTAAGGACAAGAAGATCGACCTGATCCACGCCTTTATGTTCTTCGTACTAATCATCGTACCAGCGTTTGCGGTAGTAGGAAGCCTAGCATGGTGGCTACACAACGCAGTAAACTAACAAGTTAAGGGGTAGGCCTAGAGCCTGCCCCTAACTATTTAACAACAAACAATTATGATCAGTAAAGAAGAAGCTAAATACATTTGCACTGTTGCAAAAAGAAACATCAGGGAGTCTCTCGCAACTCACAGCATCTTGGATGACCTTGAGGAATACGCAAAAGAGCACCACGCTGACGACGAAGGTCTCATTAAGCTGGTAGAGGAGCTCGACAAGGCTATGCAGAAGAGGGCTCATGCCGATCGCATTCTTGATGGCATCATCCTGTACCACTACGAAGAAGAGTAAGGACCAGATGCATTCGCTACCTTTGTAGTGCTATAATGTCGCACGCTTCCCAGGGTGTGTGAATTGAAACAATAACACAGGAAATATGAGAAAGCTAAAGGTCAAGAAGACTAACCTAATGAAGATCATCGATGAGCTTCAGAATACCGTAGCGTGCTACAAGGCACTCTACATGAACGAAACAGACGAATGTGCCTATATGGGCGAGGAGTGCTTCACCTCAGAAGTGCTGCGCGTAACAGACACTGAGGATGATTGCTATACCTGTCTCCTCACAAACAAGGATCTCTATGAGGTCCTAAGAATCACCAAGCGATACCCAGAGACCATCTTCATCTGGATCGAGGAGCTTGGTTTGTGGGGTCTTGTGATTCAGTCCTTCGGTATGCTATACAGTGGTGTAGAGATGTACGAGGTGGCTGAGGAAGGAGATGAGGATGTGATGGAGGTAGAGTTCCCATTCCCCGGGGAGGATGACCCTGAGGAGGACGACGATGATGAAGAGGATGAGGAATAATCCTTATCTTTGACCTGTCGTTACTGACAAGCTGTATCGCCAAGGCGACATAGTTGTGCTTATTATAGTTGATGGTATTGGGGGTGGCTTCTGATGAGGTCACCCCCTTATCTAAGAAAATCAGTAACATGAGTACAAAGCATAAGAAGAAAAGAACTAAGAATTACAAAGGTCCACCTATGGATAGAGAAGGAATGCGCAACGTGCTAGTCCGGTTGCTTATGATAAACAAGGCTAAGCATATCCTCCTCAACCTACCTACAGGCTTTGGGAAGTCCGCGCTGGCTATCGAAGTGATCAACTGCATCAAAGACATCAAGAGCGTGCTCTTGCTGGTAAATGAGGTAGGTCATGGCAAGAACTGGGAAACGGAGTTTGAGAAGTTCCTGAGGAAGGAGGGAGTGGAATGCGAGACATATTGCTACCACTCTATGCACAAGCTAGCTGGTAAGGAGTACGATCTCATCATAGCCGATGAGGCGCACCACCTAGTCACAGACAAGCGTAAGGAGGCGTTCATAGGTATCAAGTCTACCTACACTGTCTTCCTCAGTGCCACACTAAAGGAGGATGAGGTACTTCTCCTCAGACACTTTAGGCCGGGACTCAAGAAGCTCAAGGTCTCCCTGAAGAACGCCATTAAGTCTGGTGTCCTACCGGAGCCTGAGATCTGGGTGATGCACTCTAGCCTTGACAACAAGGTAGCCAATCAGTTTATCAAAGTAGTCAGAGATCCCGACAAGCCGTTCACCGTTAAGACGGGCTACGACAAGAGGTTCTTCTGGATCTCTAAGAAGCATAACCCATCAGCCAATGTGCTGATCAGCTGTACGGAGAAACAGTACTACGACTACATTGAGAGCCGAGTAAGCTGGGCTAAGGATAACTTCGATCAGCAGCCTACAGAGTACAATAAGCAGGTATGGCTTAACGCTTGTATAGATCGTAAGAAGATACTAGGGGAGATTAAGACATCACGAATCAAGCATATCACTGATCGCATCCGCGCTAAGGGTAAGAGATTCGTATGCTTCGTCTCCTCAATAGACCAGGCTGACGCTCTCAACTATGAGTGCAGCATACACTCTAAGAAGAATAAAAACCAAGTAATACTCGACAACTTCAACGATGGACAGATCGATGAGATCTTCGCTGTAGGTATGCTACAGGAAGGCTACAACCTCTTCGACTGTGAGGTAGGTGTTATCTCGCAGCTCGACGCAGGGGAGCGGGGTGTGATTCAGAAGGTAGGACGTGTCCTACGCCATAATAAGCCCCTTGTGGTAATCCTGTGTATCGACAACACCAGAGATGAGGATTTCCTCAAGTCGGCCCTCGAGGTTATCGGTGACAGCCAGAAAGTGTACCACTCAAAATGATAGACATTCTATTTGGACAGATCATATTTAACGACGCGTACCTGGAAAGCATAGGGCTAACCTACCAGGAGATGGCCCTACTCATTAGTAGCAGGCTACTCGTCTCCCAAGAGGGAGCAGGCGAGCATCTCTATAATGAGATAGGGCATATCGTCAATATAGTCAAGGAGAATGACTTGTATTTTGCAACGGCAGAGACTGACGCTATTATCTGGAAAGCTCTGAGATGTGGCGTTAAGGAGCTGGATGATGTAGCTCTTGCAGAAGATCTACTCTTCCACTACAAGCCAGGCAAAAAGGACAATGTAATCTCCCTGTCTTCCTCAATCAGAGCCTTCAGGCAGATGTACCCACAGTTCTCAATATGGTCGCTCAGAGAGGCCGTGATCAGCTACAGGAGGACGAGAACGATCATAGAGCCACTACAGATGCACAAGATCATTGCCGATGTAGATGCAGATATGAAGTTCAAGAGCATCATATACCACTATGTAAAGAAAATTAGACATCGACTAAGATGAGTAAGATACGATCTAGCGCTGAGGAGTTACCACTAGCTAGACAGCTAAGGGCACTCTACCCGAAGGGAAAGAGGCCAGGCTACTCAGTGCCGTTTGCTGGGGCACCAGCGAACATAGCAATATCACTAACCAACTTCCGTACCGTCTTCGACCCTGAGAGGGAAATTGAGGAAGAGGTCATCATCGAGGCTACTAAGAAGTACGTCGACTCACTGAGAGGGGACTGGACTTACCTGAGAGGCCTTGAAGACTTCATCTTCAGCTACGGAGGCACACCACAGAACCCTAAACATGAGTCTTACCTCCTCAACTGGATCGAGCTCGGAGACGAGATGATCGTGGAAGAAGAGGACTGGACACAAACCCTAGTATAACAAACAAGCAAGCAAATGAAGATTTCAAAAAGCGTAATCAAGAATGGCGATGGTTATCAGGCTACCATCTGCCTTTACAACCAGACCGACCCACTAGAACAGCCTGTATACGC